GAAAGAGTGGTGGACAGATTGTCTAAAGCGATTCAAGTCGCAATCGATGGACCAGCATCGTCTGGCAAGAGTACAATTGCCAAGAAAATTGCAAAAAAATTAGCCTATGTTTATTTAGATACAGGTGCCATGTACAGGGCAATTACATTACTAGCCCTAGATGAACACATTCCAGCTGAAGACGCTGACGCATTAAAAGCCTTAGCTGAAGCGAGTGAAATTACCTTTGAGCCAGGGGAAAATGGCCAGCGCGTCTTAGTTAACGGACAGGACCAGTCAGAGGCCATTCGTACAGACCGTATCTCAAAAGAAGTTTCTACTTACTCAGCAGTTTCTGAAGTTCGCCAGGTCCTAGTTGAAAAACAAAGAGCCTACACGCAAAATGGGCAAGGCGTTGTAATGGACGGCCGTGATATTGGGACAGTGGTATTGCCGGATGCTGAAGTGAAAATATTCCTAACGGCATCTGCTGAAGAACGTGGGCGTCGTCGCTTTTTAGAAAATCAAGCCAAAGGTTATTCGGAAATGAATCTTGAAGACTTGATTGAAGATATTAAGCGTCGAGACTTGTATGATTCGACCCGAGAAGATAGTCCATTAGTACCTGCAGACGATGCGGTCATGTTAGATTCATCTGATTTAACACTTGAAGAAGTAGAAGATTCTATATTAGCTGAAATCCACCGTGTGATTGCATAATTTATATTGAAAAAAATACTATCAATCACAAAAAGAGGTAAAATTCAAGCGAATTCTACCTCTTTTTATTATCTTTGAGGAATAAATGTTGAATATAGTTTTAATAAATGATATAATAATAATTGATCATTGGCTTAGTGCGAATGAGGTAGTACATTTAGGAGAGGATTTAGAGTATGTCAAACGAATTTGAACAAAATCAAAATAATGAAGAAATTCCATCAATGGAAGAGATTCTTGCAGAATCAGTAGAAGTAAAAATTGGTGATACAGTAACAGGTGAAGTATTATCAATCGACGATAACCAAGTAATTGTTGGTATCGAAGGCGCAGGTGTTGAAGGGGTTATTCCTTTCAAAGAATTATCTGCTCAACCAATTGACTCAATCGAAGAAGTTGCTAAAGTTGGCGACACTTTAGAGTTAGTTGTTATTAAACAAATTAAAGAAAAAGAAAATGGTTCATTCTTACTTTCTCGCCGTCGTATCGAAGCGAAAAAAGTATGGGCTGAATTAGAAGTTAAAGCTGAAAACGGTGAAATTATCACTGTTCCAGTTAAGAGCGTAGTTAAAGGTGGATTAGTTGTTGATGCGGGTGTACGTGGTTTCATCCCAGCTTCAATGGTTGAAGACTTTTTTGTTGATGATTTCTCTCCATACAAAGGCCAAGAATTAGAAGTTAAAATTGTTGAAATTGAACCTAGCGAAAATCGTTTAATCTTATCTCACAAAGAAATCGCTGCTGAAAAACGCATCGCTGAACGTGCAGAAAAATTAAACTCATTCCAAGAAGGCGATAAAGTAACAGGTACAGTAGCTCGCTTGGCTAACTTCGGTGCATTTATTGATTTAGGTGGTATCGATGGTTTAGTACACATCTCTCAAATCGCTCAAGCACACGTTAACCATCCTTCAGATGTATTAAGCGAAGGACAAGAAGTTGAAGTATTAGTTCTTTCAGTTGATGAAGAACGTGGACGTATTTCACTATCTATTAAAGCTTTACAACCAGGACCATGGGAAAACATTGAAGAAAAAGCGCCTAAAGGTGCTGAATTAGAAGGTACTGTACGTCGTTTAGTTGACTTTGGTGCATTCGTTGAAGTATTCCCAGGTGTTGAAGGTTTAGTACATATCTCTCAAATTTCTCACGACCACGTTGCTACACCAGGTGAGAAATTAACAGAAGGTCAAGCTATCCAAGTTAAAGTTTTAGACGTTGATGCTGAAAACGAACGTTTATCATTATCAATCAAAGCTTTAGAAGAAGCACCAGAAGTTGATGCATCTGCACAATCTGCTGCTCCTCGCGAAGAAAAACGTCAAAACAAACCTCGTAAACAAAACAACAACCGTCGTAACAATGCTGCTAATGCATCATCTGACGATGAATCAGGTTTCACTTTCGGTGACTTATTAGGTGACCAATTGAAAAACTTCGATTTCGGGGACGATAACGAATAATTTTATTAATAAACCATAAGTTTGGTTTGATGGTAGGTTGGGGAAACTCGCCTACCTTTTTTATTTCAATGTTTGCTATTGAAAGGAGGCAAAACGATGTCTAATTTAACAATTGCCATTGTCGGCCGTCCAAACGTAGGAAAATCTACCATTTTTAACCGCGTTGTTGGAGACCGAATTTCAATTGTCCAAGATGAACCTGGCGTTACCCGTGATAGAATTTATGCACAGGGTGAATGGTTAGGAAAACAACTAAATGTAATCGATACTGGTGGTATCGAATTTAACGACCAAGATTTCATGACACAAATTCGCTTGCAAGCTGAAATTGCCATGGAAGAAGCAGATGTTATCATCATGATGACTAATGTCCGTGAAGGTGTGACAAAGACAGACTCTCAAATCGCCAGCATGTTACGCAAGACAGATAAACCTGTTGTACTGGCTGTAAACAAGGTGGATAACCCTGAACAAAGAGCGGAAATTTATGATTTCTATTCATTAGGTTTAGGCGATCCATACCCAATTTCTGGATCTCACGGTTTAGGTATCGGGGACATACTAGAAGAAGTATTCCACTTGGCACCAGACGATATTGAAAATGATGATGACGATGATACTATTTCATTCGCCTTAATTGGCCGTCCAAACGTAGGTAAATCTTCTTTGGTCAATGCAATTCTAGGTGAGAACCGTGTAATCGTATCGAATGTAGCGGGGACAACTCGTGACGCAATCGATACATCTTTCGAGGATGACGGACAAGTTTATAAAATCATTGATACAGCTGGTATCCGTAAACGTGGTAAAGTATACGAAGCAACTGAGAAGTATTCAGTAATGCGTGCCATGCGTGCAATTGAAAGAGCTCAAGTGTGTCTAGTTGTTTTAAATGCTGAAGAAGGTATCCGTGATCAAGATAAAACGATTGCTGGTTATGCCCATGAAGCAGGACGCGGGATTATTATTGTGGTAAACAAATGGGATACTCTTGAAAAAGACAACCATACCATGAAGAAATTCACTGATGATATTCGTCGTGACTTCCAGTTTATCGACTATGCACCGATCATTTTCGTATCTGCAGAAACCAAACAACGTTTAGTGCAACTACCAGAAATGATTGCCCACGTTCACGGTAACTTCAATCGTCGTGTTCAATCATCATTATTGAATGAGGTATTGGTTGATGCGATCCGTATTAACCCAGCACCATCTGACAAGGGTAGAAAATTACGTATTTACTACCTAACACAGGTCAAATCTGCACCGCCAACTTTTGTGGCATTTGTCAATGATGAAGAGCTAATGCACTTCTCATATGAGCGCTTTCTTTCAAATCAAATCAGAAAATCTTTCGATTTTTTAGGTACACCTATTCAAATCATCACAAGAAACAGAAAATAACAAAAAAAGGTTAAAAACACGCGTATTTTTAACCAAAAACGTTGTTATATAGCGGTTTGTATGGTATTCTATAAAAGGATTATCTGAGAGACATTTCGATTATCCCGTATATTTATCTTTGAATAAATATATCCGAAAGAATTTCGGAGGAGGTGAAATTAGAATGGCAAATAAAGCAGAATTAGTACAAAACGTTGCAAATGCAGTAGGTGATTCTAAAAAAAGTGTAGCACCAGTTGTAGATGCAGTTTTCGAACAAATCGAAGCATTTTTAGCTGACGGAGAAAAAGTTCAATTAATCGGTTTTGGTAGCTTTGAAGTTCGTGACCGCGCTGCGCGTAAAGGTCGCAACCCTCAAACTGGAGATGAAATCGAAATCCCTGCAAGCAAAGTACCAGCTTTCAAACCTGGTAAAGCATTGAAAGATGCAGTTAAATAGTAACATTCAATAATCGTTGATATATCAAGGTATATCGGCGGTTATTTTTTTGTTTTTAGACAAAAGAAGCACAAAAGAAGCAGAAATCTTAAGTTTAAAACCCTTCTTTTTCTAAATTTTTCAGCATTGTTTCTTTCATGTTTTGAGTAACATGAGTGTAAATCTCATTTGTAATTCTTTCATCAGCGTGACCAACTCTTTGCATAATGGCTTTTATCGGCTCCCGGTGTTCAGCTAGTATAGAAATATGCGTATGTCTAAATATGTGGGATGAAATTACTTTTTCAATATTCTCTTCTTTGGCTACTCGTTTGCAAGTCACGTTAAAAGCATTGTTCGCAATAGGCACGCCAGTCTTTGTTGTAAAAATATAACCACGATCTACATAGTTGGGTTTTGCAATTGCTCTAACTTTATTCAATTCCATGATTTCTTTAACAATTCGAATCGTTCTATCGGTCAATTGGACCATCCTAGTTGATTGTGCTGTTTTAGTTGGCCCTTTCACAGCATTTCTGTAACCTTTGGTGCGATCCAGTGTACCGCTTATATATACAGTCTTATTTTCAAAATTAAAATCTTCTGCCTTTAAAATTGCCGCTTCATTGTAGCGCGTACCGGTTAGGTATAGGAACTCGGCTAAATATCCACAATGTATAACCCGTTTACTTTCTTTTAATGCCTGTATTAGTTTTTCAGCTTCTTCAACTGTTAAATACTTTTCGCTTGTGCTTTTATAGTCCGATAGATCTTTAGCCTTATAATTTAACTTCACTTTTGGCATCGGCGAATTTTCAAGTGCGCCAATTTTTTCTCCATACTCAAAAACTGAATTGAATACTGATTTTATATGCGTAAGGTAAGAATTTGAATAATTCAGTTCATTCATTAAGTTTTGCATGTATCTAACATTCATACGGGATATTAAGACGTCTTTATTCACCTTACTTTTGATAATATTGATAATCGGCTTAGTAGTAGCAATTGATGATGGGCGTATTGTTTTAGAGTGACCCTTGAACCATTCATCTAGAACGTCATGAAAAAGCATTTCGGTAGAATCAAACTTCTTTTTGTTCTTTGCTATTTTCTTATTTAATATTCCTGCTGCTTTTTTATGCGCTTGTGTGGATTGGGAAGTTAGCGTTGTGGTAACTGTTCTAGATTTACCTGTTAACTCATCTTCGTACCTCTCCACAAACTTAAACTTTCCGTTTTCTAAAGGCACTACCCACATACCAAATCATCTCCTTATATGTTAAAATATAGGTACGCAAAAAGCACACATATAGTGCGTTTTGTTAAAACTTCAGTAACCTCACTCCTTGGGTCGCCAAACTTTCGGGAGTGAGGTGTTTTTATTTTTTCACTGGACGTATTCGTCCTTATTCGTAACCACGCCATCATCTAAATAGATAGAGTATTGGTGGGCTGAGTCGTCTGTATGGTCTTCTGCGCGATAAGTATAAGTCGTACTTAGGTATGATCCTGATGAAACTTGGCCATAATAATACGGTGCGCCAAAGTTTTCAATAAGATAATTTTCATCTATTGTCGAATCGGTAGCAATCGACTCAAAGTCTTCAGCAGTCATCTCTTCGTATCTATCACTAAAATAGGTGAATCTGACCACGGAGTCGTCCTCAAATTCAGCGCTCAGCGTTTGTTGGTTGCGTGGAAAGTCCCAAATATACGAAGATTTTATCACGCCTTCGTCATCTTCCTTATTGTATTGCTCACGCGTATAATCGCCTAAGGCTTCAACTACTTCATCCACGGTTGCACCACCGGCTTTATCACTCCCTAGAAATTCGCCCATTTCAATAGGCTTTAACTTGTCGGTTAATTCGACAAAAGCCTGATTCGTTTTCCCGGGTGTAATACTTGTGTCCTCAGCTTCACTTTCAGATGATATACTCTCAACTGCTGAGCTTTCCGCGTCCGCCTCAACCTGTTCTTGGTTACTCCCGCAAGCTGCAAGCGCAATTGCTGACAAGCCGATTAGTATTAATCTCTTCATCCTTTTCTCCTCCCATATGATATGATATATTTAACCCAATAAACGTCCTACCGATCTAACCGACTGGTAGGGCTTTTTTTATTTTCTATCATTAGATAAACCTAAAATGTAATCAGCACTAACATTATATAATTTCGCTAATTTTATTATTTCTCTACCTCTAGGAAAATTAGTCCCGTTCTCCCAAGCAGTGATGGATGTATAAGTTTTCATTCCCATCAATTCTGAAAGTCTTTGTTTAGTATAGCCACGTTCTTCTCGTAGTTTTTCAAGTCTTTCCCCTGTGATATTGTCAGACATTTTTCCTGCTCCTTTCTATTTAATATACCTATATTATATAGAAACATCAGTTAAAATGATACCGAACACTTGTTCTTTTTTAAGTATAAGTTTATTATGATAATAAATCAATAAAATAAAAAAATAAAAAAACTTTATTAAAATTGTTGACCATCATTTTAAATGATGTTATAGTGGTGTCATACCAAAAACCGAAAGGGGGAAAATAAATGAGAACTATTGCAGGGTTGAGGGCGGATGAGAATTTAAAGCAAGAAGATCTAGCAAAGGAGTTTGGGGTATCCACACAGACCATACGGAACTGGGAAAAGAAACAACCAGACTTGGATGGTCGAGTGATTAAGAAGTTAGCAATTAGATTTAAGGTGTCAGCAGACGAATTGCTGGGGTTAAAATAATTTTTTTTGATTATACCATCATTTAAAATGATGTTAAACGAGGTGTTCAAATTGCAGATAGAGATTAAGGAGAAAGTCGACGAGGGTGTCTGGTATCGACTGGGACTACTTCCCGAATTGTTCGTGGGCTTATCGGCTAGCACAGCGAAAGCTTACGCCAAAGAGATGGAGAGTATGTCTGAGTTCAGCAGCGGAATACTCAAGCCCGGGCACTCTACAACTTTTGTAAACTACGAAACATTCTTGAGTTTCCTTCAATGGAAGGACGAGAACAGGTATAGATAGAAAGGAGTTTGAAAATGAAACTTGAAACAAAAAGCGCTATTTGGACCGCTATTGAAACTCTTGCGGGGCTGATGATTATTCTTACGTCAGAGTTTGGGAAAGGGTTTTACTGGTTTGCTGGTTGGCTGATTATAGCGATTGTCGCTTTTATCAAAATGTATCAATCGACTAATGGTTTTGAGACCTACGACGACGAAGATTGGGAGGCGTATCAAGATGACCGAACAAGAGAGATTTAAAGCAGACTTAGAAATTTTAGGTTTTGATGAAACACTCGAAACCATTATTGACGGCCACCAGTGTTACGTCCACCGAGCTAGCGCTATAAGTGGTGGTCACTTGTGCGGATATGTTGAAGCTTGCGTATCTGATCCAGACGAACTGGACGTGCACGGTGGTGTGACATGGAATGACGGACTTACTCATATCACTAATCCTATAACCAACTTGATTGGCTTTGATTGTGCTCACGCCGGTGACTGGTCGGTACGCTTCCCGTGCGGCAGATATAAAGACGTTGACTTTGTATTAAATGAGCTGAAGAACTTAGTATTACAGCTACCTGCAAGCACGTTGGAGGAGGAGTATCAAGATGACAGATTCTAATTTAAATGACACTAAAGTGCTTGAAAAAGCAAAACTATTCGCAAAGCGCGTACGTGCTAAAGATGCGAAATACTTACGTAAGCAGAATGCAGAACAACGCAAATGGCATAAGGAACAGAAACAGAGCTTTGAGCCTAAAGAGTTAAACACTTTTGGCGGTGTGTACGGACTTAACGAAAATGGAGATTTCCATTACACACAAAGTAACGTGATTCTGTATGCGCCTAAAGTGGTTACTGGTAACTTTGAGACTGGCTATTATGACGTAAAAACTAGTCAGATTATTGACCAAGAAGTTAGGTACCCAGGTATCTCTAGGCTGATAAAAGGTCCTAATGATTTTTATGAATCAGACCTTGTGGGCTATATCCCTGTCAAAGATTTACTTGCAGCGATTTCGCCTTTGCAAAAAGCGTGCGATAGACCTGGACTGACCAGAGTCACTGTCTCAAACAAAGCAATTAAAGTTACAGCTCGTCATAAGGATGCGCTGGCTGAGAATGACGAAGTATCAGCGTCTATCCACGATTCTTACGGCAAGTTTAACGCGACGCACTTTGGTGTTGATCTTGACTATCTATACCACACAATGTCTTTTTTAAAAGCAATCGGAGCTACTTACGTACCCTTATATCAGCAAGACTTAAGTACTGTTAGCATCCTTTACTTTTGTTATGACAAAGTTATGATCGCAATCGCACCAATCAGAATTCGAGAGCCAGAAAATTACAGTTAATTACTTAGGCATTGAAGGGAGTGATTAAATTGCGAATCAGAAATTAAAAAAAGCACCTATTGCAGTAGGCGCTTGAAAAAACTTTAAATGTTTGTCACCTAAATTATAACACGAAAAGGAGTTTAACACATGATTGAAATTAAAGTTACTGGCGATACAGCCAAAGAAGTTTTCACTGACCTGCAAGAGTTAACAGCTCATGCTACTCCAACGGTTAGCCAAGAAGCTGTTCAGGCAATCGCTGAAGCAGTGGCCAACCCTGAAGCACCAAAAGCAGAAAGTAAGCCGAAACCCAAACCTACTCCTAAAGCTAAAGCTAAACCTGAGCCTGTAGAAGAGAAACCGGCTGAAGCACCTGTGGAAGAAGTAGCGGAAGCGCCCAAAGCTGAAAACGTGAAGCTAAGTGACGTCCAAAACGCTTTAGCTAAAATCCTGCGGGAACAACCGGAACACAAGAATGCCGCAGCCGAAATCTTGAAAAACCACGGCGTTAAACGCGTGTCAGAGCTAAAAGAAGAGGACTTCGCGACCGTCAAAGCTGAGTTGGAAAGTATTGGTGATTAACTATGGCCAGTCCTACTCAACACGCATATCTAAGTGCTAGTTCAGCGGTACGGTGGCTGACTTGTCCGCCTATCATCTCGCTGGAACAAGGCGTGCCGGATAAGCAGACGTCCTACACGTTAGAAGGAACAGATGCTCACGCCTTAGCTGAATTAAAGCTTCAGGAGTTTCTAGGCAAGCGTGTCAAAACGAAAATCAACAACTTCAAGAAAAAGTCAGAATACTATAACGAAGAAATGGAAGAGATGACGGACCTGTACCGTGACATGGTTATCGAACGCTACAACAGCTACGACAGTGCGCAAATGGAGCTTGAAGTGCGTACAGACCTAAGCCGGTGGGTACCTGAAGCTTTCGGTACTTCAGACGTAGTTATCGTGACAGATAAGGTCATTGAAATCATTGACTTGAAATACGGTAAAGGCGTACCAGTTAGTGCTTACCAAAACCCACAGCTTATGCTTTATGCGCTTGGTGCTTACGACCTATACGATATCGCTTACGGATTCGAAAAGGTCCGGATGACAATCGTTCAGCCCCGTTTAGACAATGTTTCGACTTTTGAAATCGAGACAGAAGAGCTGCTTTATTGGGCGGACAACTATGTAGCACCTCGAGCTCAGCAAGCCTACGAAGGTCAAGGTGAGTGGACAATCACAGAAGACGTGGTCCGCTTCTCTAAAGTGCGTGCGCAACTCCGGCCACGCGCTGAAAAGAACTTTGAGCTTACCGACAAATTCAACAGTGAAGAGCCTGCGCTTCTTAGTAACAGCGAAATTGCAGAAATCTTAGCGCAAGCGAGTGAGATTAAGAAGTGGATTGAAGACGTCGAGTTCTACGCTTTAGACCAAGCACTAAACCACGGCGCAGACTTCCCAGGCTTTAAAGTCGTTGAAGGACGTAGCAACCGCAAGATTACTAATGACGAAGAACTTGCTGAACGCTTGCGAGTTGAAGGCTATGAGGATATCTACAAGCCTCAAGCTTTACTACCTCTTGGTCAGTTAGAGAAATTAGTCGGCAAAACCCACTTCAATGAGGTGGCCAGTGGTCTAATCATTAAGCCTACCGGTAAACCTGCGCTTGTGCCTGAGAAAGATAAGCGCCCTGCGCTCAACTCGACGCAGTCAGCAGTGGATGATTTCAGCTAGGAGGTTTAGCAATGAAAGCACTGAAATGGGATGAAGATGCTGAGAAATATGACGACGTGGAAATATCGGATGAAGCTTCGCTATATGAAGAGGATATGGATAAGGTAGTCGCTTGCGCCAATTGTGGCCAACCAAAAGCTTTCGGTGAGTGCTACACGTCGAGACACTACCACAATAATGTTGGTTTCGGGTACGCGGTATGCCCGGCCTGTTATTGGGAAGAAATTTAGAAAACAATGTAACTAAAGATTTTTTAGCCGAAAAGGCAGAAGGAGATTTTAATTATGGCAGCAAACGCAAAAGTAAATGGTACTAAAGTAATCACAGGAAAAGTTCGTCTAAGCTACGCAAACTTATTAGAACCAAAAGGTTTTGAAGGTCAGGAGCCTAAATACTCAGTAGTACTTTTAATCCCTAAAGATGACGTAGAGGGCAACTTAAAAGCCATCAACAAGGCAATTGATGCAGCTTTCGAAGCCGAAAAAGACGGTCGCTTAAAAGGTGTTAAACGTGACAAAGTGAAAGTCACTCTCCGCGACGGTGATGAAGAGTATGACGCGGACGAAAACCCTGAATACGCAGGCATGATGTTTATCAACGTATCAAGCAAAAATAAGCCAGGCATTATCGACAAGTACAAAAACAAGACTGACGATCCTGAAGAAGTGTACTCAGGCGTGTATGCCCGCGCTTCAATCAACTTCTACGCTTTTAACCACATGGGTAACAAAGGTATCACAGCCGGTCTAAACAATATCCAAATTATTGAAAAAGGTGAGTTCCTAGGCGGTCGTGCTTCAGCAGAGTCTGACTTCGACGAATGGGAAGATGACGAAGATTTTGACGACATGATGTAAGGAAAACTGAATAGGGGGCTTCGGCTCCCTTTATTAATTTAAGGAGGATAACGCTATGGAGTTACTAACATTGTTCGCTGCCTACTTTTTTATAACTTTGCCCATTATTGTAGTTGTCGGCACCTTCATTTTCGGCGGTGTACAGCTGCTGACTGACGTGCTGATAGAACAAGAAATGGCTAGAGAGCGAGATAGAAACAGGGTGAAGAAATGAAGACACTGAACATAGATATTGAAACGTATTCAGATAATGAAATCAGTAACGGTGTTTACAAGTATGTAGACACGCCGAACTTTGAAGTATTGATTTTCGCTTATGCCGTCGACGGCGGCGAAACAGTTGAACTTGATCTGACAAAGACTAGCTTGCCTGAAAATATCACTGACGCTTTGACAGACCCCGGTATTAAGAAAATTGCCTACAATGCGTCATTTGAACGTGTATGTTTATCAAAACATTTGTACGGTGATGAAGACTTGTACCTGCCGCCCGAACAATGGGAGTGCACGAAGGTGTGGGCCGACGAATTGGGGCTACCTGGTAGCTTGAAACGGTGCGCTGAATATCTTGGTCTTGAAGAACAGAAAGACGCAGCCGGAACACAACTAATCAATTACTTTTCAAAACCCTGTAAACCAACTAAGGCGAACGGCCAACGTACCCGAAACCTGCCGGAACATGACACAGAGAAATGGGACAAGTTCGTGGCCTATTGTGGCCAGGACGTTCGCACTGAGATGGCTATTGGCGACTTCTTAAAGCCTTATAAGTTGCCATACCGTGAGTGGGCGCACTACTACTTAGACCAACACGTTCATGACCGCGGCGTTAAAATCGACCTAGACTTGGCCAACCAAGCCGTTGAAATCGACAACGAAATGCGCGCTGAAGGGCTTGAAAAGATGAAGTCTTTAACTGGCCTTGAAAACCCGAACTCAGTCGCTCAGCTTAAAGAGTGGCTGGAGGGGAAAGGCCATCCGATGGAGACCTTAGGCAAGAAAATCGTCCTGGAAATGATTGAAAGTGGTGAAGTGACTGGCGATGTGAAAGAGGTCCTAGAAACGCGCCTAAGCCTATCTAACTCTTCCACTAAGAAGTACGTCATGATGCAAGACGCGACGCGTTCTGACGGCAAGATGCACGGTCTGCTGCAATTCTATGGGGCCAACCGCACAGGAAGATGGGCAGGTCGCCTTCTACAAGTTCAAAACTTGCCACGTAATTATATCGCCAGCTTAGACGACGCCCGTGAATTAGTGAAGCGTGGTGAACGTGACAGCCTAGAGATGGTCTACGAAGACGTACAAGATATCTTGAAGCAACTTATCCGAACAGGCATTGTGGCCAAAGATGGCCACCGCTTCATCATCTCAGACTTCAGCGCGATTGAAGCGCGTGTGATCGCCTGGTATGCCGGGGAGAAATGGGTCATTGACGCCTTTAATGAACACGGGAAAATATATGAAGCGACTGCTGCCCAAATGTTCGATTTAGGAACGGTCACAGAATACGACTGGAAATCAACTGAAGGTAAGGCCATGCGTCAACGTGGGAAAGTAGCCACGCTAGCCTTGGGATACCAAGGCGGTAAAGGGTCACTCGTTTCGATGGGAGCCCTTGAGATGGGTATTCCTGAAGATGAGTTGCAAGACCTGGTGGACGTGTGGCGGTCGACTAACAGCAATATCGTCAAGCTTTGGAAAGAGACAGAACGATTCGTCAAGAAAGCTCTATCTAGTGGCCAAGTCGTTAGGGGGCACCAAGGATTAAAGTTTTTCAAAAAGGAAGACTTCTTGTTTATCCAACTGCCCTCAGGGCGCAAGCTTAGCTACTGTAAGCCACGCCTAGAGCCCGGCAAGTATGGTCAAAAAATAACTTATGAAGGGCAAGGATCTAAAGTCTACTTCGTACGTGAAGACACGTATGGCGGTAAGTTGGTGGAAAACATTGTGCAGGCGACTGCACGAGACGTACTAGCTGAAGCCATGCTTCGCTTAAACGCAGCGGGATTCCCAATTGTCTTTCACGTACACGATGAAGTGATCGCGGAGTGTAAGCATGATGAACACTCACTGGATGAAATGAACGACATTTTAAGTCAAACGCCCGACTGGGCTGACGGTTTACCGTTAGCTGCTGAAGGTTTCGAGACCGATTATTATCAAAAAGATTAATGGAAAGGAGGGGGCACAAAAGTGGAAAAAGTCGCAATTCAGGAAGTTTCAAAAGATTTAAAATACGACGGCTCCCTCAATATAAGTGTCGCCGAGTCGAGAACGTCTATGTCTTGGCGAAACAAGACAATGTCTTGGTCAGACCTGTTGGCCAAGTTCTCTGCCCCAACTAAAACACACGAAACAATTGCTGAATATAAGAAGGCCCCTAAAAGCAGGCAGGCAGAAATTAAAGACGTTGGTGGCTTTGTTGGTGGTTTCCTAAAGAACGGCCGTCGTAAGGCTGACCACGTTCAAAGTCGGTCTTTCCTAACTCTTGACGCTGACAGCGCGCCAAAAAGTTTATGGGACGATATCCAATTGATGGCCGATTTCGCAGTGGCCGTCTACACGACGCACAGCCATACCGGTAGAACACCTCGATACCGCTTTATCGTTCCGCTAAATAGAGTCGTACAAGTTGAAGAGTACGAGCCTTTAGCCCGTAAGTGGGTCCAAAACTTTGGAATTAACTTAGACTACTTCGACGACACGACTTATCAAGCTGAACGCTTAATGTACTGGCCAAGTCATGCCAAAGATGCTGAATTCTTATTCGACTACTTGGACTTACCGTTCTTGGACCCGGATAAGCTTCTCGCTGAGTACGAAGACTGGAAAGACTCTTCGTTTTGGCCAGTGTCTAGTCGCGTGAGTGAGGTCCACAAGAAACAAGCTGACAAGCAAGGGGACCCACTTGAAAAGAAAGGTGTCATAGGCGCTTTCAACCGAACATACGCCCCAATTACCGCAGCAATCGAACAACTATTGCCGGATGTATACGCGCCTACTAATCATGACGACCGGTGGACGTATGCTGAGGGCTCAACAAGCGGAGGGTTAGTGATCTATGATGATAAGTTCGCTTACTCACACCACGGGACTGACCCCGTTGGGATGCAACTAGTAAACGCCTTTGACTTAGTTCGAATACATAAGTTCGGTGACCTAGATGAAGATATTGACCCGAAAACAAACGTGACCAAGTATCCGTCTTATCAGGCTATGCAGGAGTTCGCGACAGAACTGCCTGAGGTTAAAAAGACGCTTGTCACTGAGAAGTTAGAACAAGCGAACGAAGACTTCGACGTATGGGACGACAGCGCTGAAGGTGAAGACACAGAGTTGAACACCGACTGGCTTGAAGAATTGGATGTTAAGAAGAATGGCCAAATTCTAGGCAATGCGAAGAACTTAGAACTAATATTCAGAAACGACCTCGGGTTAAAAGGTACCGTTGGTTTAGATGACTTCGCTAAACGTATTACTGTTAACAAAGACTTGCCGTGGCGAAAAGTCACAAAAGAGACGCGATTTTGGTCTGATACAGATGACGCTGGTGTTCGTGTCTACCTAGAAAAGCGGTACGGCATTGTGGCCAAAGGAAAGATTGATGACGCGTTAACGCTAGAGATGGAACGCAATAAGGTTAACCCAGTTAGAGATTACCTAGACAGCGTTGAGTGGGACGGTGTCAAGCGACTTGAAAAATTGTTAGTTGATTACCAAGGCGCCGAAGACACGCATTATGTCCGGACGGTCACACGTAAGTTCATGACCGCAGCAGTCGCTAGGATTTATCGCCCCGGTACTCGCTTCGACTCAATGTTAGTGCTAAGTGGTCCGCAAGGGATAGGGAAGTCGACATTGCCAAGTAAGTTGGCAGGTAACTGGTTTTCCAACTCCTTAGATGATATCCGCGGGAAAGACGCGTATGAGGCAATTCAAGGTGTATGGATCATGGAAATGGGAGAAATGAACGCGACTAGAAAAGCAGACATTGAAGCCACCAAAAACTTCATCACCAAAACTGAAGACAGCTTCCGTGTGGCTTATGGCCGACACAAGTCGTACTTCCCGAGAACTTGTGTATTTTGGGGGACGACTAATGATGGTGAGTTTCTGCACGATAGAACAGGAAACCGCCGCTTTTGGCCAGTTGACGTAGGCGCGAAAGACCATGATAAACACCCGTGGGATTTAACTAAAGAAGACATTAACCAGCTATGGGCGGAGGCCAAGCATTATTACTTAGAAGGCGAAGCACTGTATCTGTCTGGCGAAGAATTAGCATTGGCAGAAGAAGCCCAGGCTAAGCATACAGAGGAAGATACTATGGTTGGTGAAATCGAAGACTATCTTGAAATCCCAATTACCGAAGACTGGTACGACCGCAGCAAGGAGGAACGCGGAAGATATATTTCCGAGTACAGAGCTGAAGGTCAGTTGAACGAAGATGGAGGAGTTAAACGCGACCGCATTAGCGTGGCTGAAGTATTATACGAACTCTACAATGTGGACACTTTAAGGACTCACCCTAAACAGAAAAGCAACATCAGACAGGTTTTAAGCCACCTTGATGGGTGGGAGAAATACAAGGGAAATTCAAAAGGGTTGTTGAGAGTTGGACCAGGATACGGTACCCAAGTTGCTTACGTATGCCGCTAAAGTTTGTGAAATATGCCGTTTACCTTTCGTTTTCGAAAAGTAAACACAAGTTAACGGTAAACGTCCCTTATTTTTAGGTCAACCTGAACAAAGGTATGAAAAGTAAACGGTAAACACCAAAGTAAACACCAAAGTAAACACCCAAATGTTAACAGACCGTTGACTTTATACTACTGTTGTTTACCTGTTTACTTTTATATATATATAAATAAATAATTAAAAATAGCATATATACACTATATAAACAGTAAGTACACGTATGCTAAACAGCATTTATAGAAAGTTAGAAATTAGGTGTAAAAGTAAACGCAATACTGGTAAGTTTGTGAAATTTTGAAAAGGGAGGGTCAGAGATGGAAGAAGCGAAAATTGAAAAGTATCTCACAACACAAGTGCAGCGACTAGGTTATATGTGTTTGAAATTTACAAGTCCAGGCACACGAGCTGTACCTGACCGGATTATCATTGGAAAGGGACAAGTGCATTTTGTGGAACTAAAAGCACCCGGCCAAAAACCAAGAGCGGACCAATTGAAAATGCACGACAAGTTAAAGGCTCACGGTTTAGTAGTCAAGGTGATTGATTCAAAGCAAGGCGTTGATGACTACGTCCGGAAATTGATTGAAGGTGAGTTGAAATTTGGAAGTTAACCTAAGGAGCTATCAGGAGTATTCAGTTAACTGGATATTACAGCATCCATATTCAGGATTATTTCTAGGTATGGGTATGGGGAAAACATTATCCACACTGACGGCTTTGACCTATTTAAAAGCTTTTGGCCAATTTAATAAGACATTGATCATAGCGCCATTGTCTGTGGCCGAAACCGTATGGGATGCTGAAATTGATAAGTGGGATAACTTAAAAGACCTAACCTACACCAAGGTGTTAGGTAGTAAAGCAAAGCGTGAAGCAGCACTACTTGAAAATGTCGATATCTATTTGATTAATCGAGAAAACGTCAAATGGCTAGTTGAAAAGTATCAGCGGTCTTGGCCATTCGACCTGGTAGTGATTGATGAACTATCTAGCTTCAAGGACCAAGGTAGTCAGCGGTTTAAAGCCTTGAGAAAAGTCCGACCAAAGATTAAGCGACTAATAGGCCTAACGGGTACACCAGCGCCAAACACTTTACAAGACCTTTGGCCCCAAATGTATATTATTGACCAGGGAGAATCCTTAGAAAAGACCATCACTAAATATCGCCATAAATATTTTAGGCCAGGAAGGTCAAGTGGCCATATCGTCTATGACTATGTCTTACTTCCAGGAGCTAAAGAAGCTATATACGAAAAGATTGGTGACAACGTGGTATCAATGAAAGCTAAGGACCACTTAGACCTACCGCCAAGAGTCGATAATATCTACAAAGTAGAAATGTCCGGAAATGAGTTAAAGCAATACAAATACCTTGAGCGTGAGTACGTTTTAAGTTTAGAAGAAGGCGACGTGGTAGCTAGTAATGCGGCGGTCCTTTCTAACAAGCTACTTCAGATGGCCAACGGCGCTATCTATGACGAGGAAGGACAGGTCCAAGTAGTCCACAACCAAAAACTGGAAGCCCTTGAACGCATTATCGAGGATGCGCAAGGAGAGCCTGTCCTAGTTTTCTACCAGTACAAGCATGACTTGAAGCGAATTTTGGAAAAGTTTCCTGAAGCGAAACTGTTAGATATTAAAGCAGGCGACGTCAAAAAGTGGAATAACAAAGAGATACCTATTATGCTTGCCCACCCACAATCCGCCGGACACGGCTTGAACTTACAGGCAGGCGGGCACATCGCGGTGTGGTTTGGTATCACTTGGAGTCTTGAATACTATCAGCAGGCTAACGCAAGACTAGATAGGCAGGGGCAGACCGAGCCGGTCGTCATCCATCATATCATCACGAAAGGTACTGTTGACGAGATAGCTTTAAAACGACTTTCAGGGAAAGCACAAGGGCAAGATGAATTACTAGAAGCAGTTAAAGCAGAAATTGAAAAAGCCAGGAGGAATTGAAAATGGATATACGCACGTCAGAATTGTATAGATTATTGTCATTTGAATTTGGTATCACGCAAGTGGGTATGAGAGAACACTGTGGTGCTACAGTCTCATTGTGGCTGAGAGATAGTCATATTGACGATATTGCACCACGCATTGATGAAGGCCTCAGTGAGTTGTTTGGTAAGGACTATAAGGAGATACGGAACATCAAAATGTATCAGCGCCACCAAAAGACTGTCGACGACGTGAATCCCAAAGCTGTCACAAACGCCAGGGAGAATGTGCACTTGAATATACGAGAGTTAGCAGACATCACAGGACTGAGAGCGGATGACATTTCAAAGATTGAGTCCGGCGTTAGAAGTATTCCAAATTGGGAAGGCTATCAAAGACTGAAAAAGGTTTTGCGAAACGACTTGTTGCGGTCAAGTAGCCGCTTCAAAGCTAACCCGAAAAAAGGTAAAAAGACAAAACAGTTTATGACCTTTAAAAACATTGCGACAAGAGGGTCTAAAGTATGTTGGGAAACAGGGCGTCGAATTGTAATATAGGTGCCGTTTAAATGGCAATATTCATAAGTTGCCGAAATTAAGGAGAAATCAAAGAAAAATCTACAACTTGGAGGACTAGCAATGAGAGAGATTAAATTTAGACTGTGGGACTTAAAAAACGAATACTTTTTTTCCAGCTATACCGAGGAAATGTTGCTTGATATAGAGGGTACCGACCTTTGGTATCAGAAAGTATATTACGATGATGACGCATATCGTCTGGAAGTTGATAACTTTGAAATCATGCAGTACACAGGAAAGAAAGATATCAACGGTATTGAAATTTACGAAGGTGATATTGTACGTAACGATCAATACCTTTACCTAGTACGTTTCGGCGAATTTGTAGATAGTGATGATTTTCAAGAACCAGCACAAGGTCAAACAGGTTTTTACATTGTTGATATACGCACTGACGAAACATTTCCATTTTATAGTGCGATGTACAAGGTTGTCGGAAACATTTATGAAAACCTAGATTTATTGGAGGACTAATTATGAACATCCAAGAAAGAATTGAAGCTTTAGAAACAGAATTTGCTGAGAAGATTAAAGCCTTGAAGGCGGAGGTGCAGCGGGAACAGGAGTTTCCACGAGATGGAGATGATTACTGGTACGTGTATGATGATGCGGAAGTAATGGATATTGAATGGGACGGTAGTGACTGTGACCAAGGTCGATTATCAATCGGCAACGTGTTCAAAACCAAAGAAGAAGCAGAATTTGCAGTAGAGAAACTAAAAGTCGAAGCAGAGTTGCGGAAGCTTAGTAGACCTTTTGTCGATGGTGAATGGAATAATCATATTAAGTATAGTCAAAGTTTTGATGAGTTGAGTATTTCGACTTCATTAGTTTATCAAACTCAAGGTGTTATCTACTTTGAAGGCGGAGAGAAAGCTCGACAAGCTATTAAATCAGTTGGGGAAGAACGAATCAAGAAGTACATTTTCGGAGTGGAGGACTAAAATGGCTAAGGAGTATATCGCCTATCGTGGCGACAGACCTCTAGGCACAGGAACGATAGAAGAATTAGCAGACAAACTGGGTTACACGTATAAAAACATGAAATACAAAAGTTATCCAGCAGCACACAGGAAAGCTAAAGATGGCGGCAAAACGATACTACTTTATGAAATCGAGGAAGAAGTCGAGGAGGACTAGCAATGAGAGAGATTAAATTTAGACTGTGGGACTTAAAAAATAAATATATGTTTTCCAACGATAACGAGGAACTACTACTAAATATAGATGGTTCTAACCTCTGGGGTCATAATATACATTACTATGACGGTACAGACCTATTGGAAATTGATGACTTTGAAATTATGCAATACACAGGGTTAAAAGACAGCAACGGTGTTGAAATATACGAGGGAGACATCGTAGCAACTAAACGAACTGGCTTAAATGGCACTCACATATACATTACAGAAGCTATAGGCGAAGTAATGTTTGGTGATTGCAACTTTTACATATTGCAAACAGATGACGTAATAGACCCTTTGGAAAATTATAGCGTGGGCTTTGAAAATGTATTAACTGAAATTATTACTATCGGAAATGTTTATGAAAACTCAAATCTATTGGAGGAATAACAATGGAAATTAAAAATGGACAAAACCTATATATTGTAAGTAGCGCTTCTTATCAAGAAGCAGAGTTGATTACCGATGACGAGCAAAAGGCTACTGACTATATTAATAAGAAGTTGGAAGAAGATTACGTTTTTACAAAAGAAATGATTGATGAATTGCACGAAGACGACATGGTAGGAGAATACTATTTGTTAGATTGCGCGCCGTTTAAAGAATAGAAAATAGGAGGACTAACTATGAAAATTACAGTGTATACTAAACCGGAATGCGCGCAATGTGAGAACGTTAAACGGTGGTTGACATGGGCTGAAATCCCGTTTGAAGTAGTAGATGGGCTAGAGCCAGTTGCCTTAGAAAACCTTAAAAACCACGGTTTCGCAAGCTTTCCGGTGGTTTCAATCGACAACAGCTTAGATAATGCGTTCTCAGGATTCAACTACGATCGCTTGAAGGAAATTAAAGAACATTTTGACGAGGAGTGACAGCAATTGGCAAACGCAGCTTTTAAACACGTGGAACAGCTTTTGTCTGACTATCCACTGTACCCAAGTGAGATTTCAAAACGTAAGATGGCCTTAGCATATCCCCTTCGTCCGGTTGACGAGAATATAGGTGGCAGTCATGTTTCTAGTAACTCTAGCGCGCAAGAGCGTTACGTCGTGACGTTAGACCAAGACCGACGATTAATCGCCTTAGAAACGCAGTATTTGACGATTTCAGACTGCCTAAAGCTTTTGAACGACGACGAGCTGAGAGTGATCCAACTGCGATACTTTGGCAAGTCATCTCGCCTACCGTGGGAACAAGTAGCAAAAGGCAGTAAATATTCTAAGTCACAATGCTTACGTATAAGAGATGAATTAGTGACAGACATTGGCCGAAAATTAGGAATGATGGACTAAACATGCGACTTTTAGCCTCACTTTCCGTGCTATAATTGTAGTGTGGAGGATTGGCTGAAACGGTCCCCGCAACTCCTTAATTTAAATGCAAATATCAGTGTTGGGCGATTACCTCAAGGTGGTCGCTTATTTTTGTGTCTTGAAAACTGCTAACCGCAAGTCGAAAATCAAGTATAAAACTCCTTTAATCTTACGTGCTTCCCAAAGGCGGTTAGCGGTTTTGAGAACACAACTATCACAGAAAGGCGGTGGAAAATTTGGCAAGAAAAAAGGAAGTAGACGAATACGGACTAACCCCAAGAGAACGACGCTTTGCGGATGAGTACATCAGCAACGGTGGGAATGCAACTGCTGCATATCGTGCGATTAGCCCGAACGCAAAGGAAACCACTTGCGGTACACAAGGCAAAGAGTGGAAAGATAAGCCCCACATCCGGTCGTATATCGCAGTTAAAACCAAAGAACGCTTAGACGCTGCAAGTTTGCGTGCTGATAACATCCTAGATGAGCTTATAGCAATCGGTTTTGGGCAGACACAGACGGGCAAGAATAAGCAAATAGACAACGTCACAGGAGAAGTCAAGAAAGACGTAACCTATGAAATGACAGCCGTTACAGAAGACAGGTTGAAGGCTTTAGAGCTTTTAGGCAAGAACTTAGCCATGTGGACTGATAAAACGGAAATCAATGCGAATATTGCTCCCGTCACGATTGTCGACGATATCGGGGTGATGGATGATGATGACTAAAGAAGCTTATAGGCCTAAAACAATTAGGTTGAGAACGATTATCGCCCCATCGTTTTACGAGCTTCATTCTGACATAGCCTTAAAAGCTCACTCGCACTACTGGTTACACGGCGGGCGTGGGTCGACGAAGTCATCCTTCATTTCTGTCGAGATCATTCTTGGCATGATGAAAGATCCTGACGCCAATGCAGTAATTTTACGAAAGGTTAAAGAGACCTTACGTGATTCAGTCTATGAGCAAATGCTTTGGGCGATTGACAAGCTTGGGGTTTCACACCTTTGGCACGAATCACTTAATCCGTTGTCAATCACGTACATTGAAACTGGTCAAAAGATTATCTTTAAAGGTGCGGACAAACCAAAGAAAGTAAAGTCTAGTAAGTTCAGACGTGGTTACACTAAGTTCATTTGGTACGAAGAGGCTGACGAGTTCGGCGACATGCAAACCATCCGGACTATTAATCAATCTTTAGTCCGGGGTGGCGAAGACATCATCACCTTTTATTCTTACAACCCGCCTCAATCAGCCAACAACTTCATCAACACGGAAATGCAGACACAGGGCTTGCGTGAAGACACGCTGACCCACTCAAGTACTTACCTAACGGTACCTGAGGAGTGGTTAGGGAAAGGGTTTATCCAAGACGCTGAATACCTGAAGAAGCACAATCCCAAGAAATACGAACACGAGTATATGGGGATAGTGACTGGTACAGGCGCTGAAGTCTTTACCAATGTTAAAACAAGACGAATTACCGACGAAGAAGTAGCAAGCTTTGACAAAGTTAGTCGCGGGATGGACTATGGTTTCGCAGCTGACCCAACCCACTACGTTGAAGCATACTTGTACAAGCCTAAACGCCGTTTGATTATCTTTACTGAAATCCACAAGCGCGGGCTAAAGAATAGGAATATCGCTGAAGAAGTGAAGCGATTTAACCCGCATCATGCCCACATCACTACCGACTCAGCAGAGCCTAGAACGAATGCGGAGTTAAGGGACCTTGGCCTAAACGTCAGAGGCGCCAAAAAAGGGCCAGGCAGTGTGGAGTTCGGGATTAAGTTTCTTCAAGACCTTGACGAGATAGTCATTGATCCTGAGCGGACACCGAACACTTACCGAGAGTTTAGCCAATATGAGCTAGACCGCGACGGAGACGGAAACTTGAAAGGGACTTATCCGGACAAAGACAATCACTCAATTGACGCAACTAGATATGCTTTAGAAAATGAAATGAAACGTGGAGGAGGTGTAAGCGTATGGAAATAGAAGTAATCAAAAAGATTATAAAGAACAATTTAAAAGGCTTTGAGAGTCGAAACAAGCAAACCGCTACCGCAGAAAAGTACTACCGCAATGAAAATGATATCTTGCGGGAAGACGCAGACGACACACGCGTTCAACACAATAAGACAGACGACACGAATCCCCTGCGCAATGCAGACAATAGGGTGTCACATCCTTGGCATAGGCTTCTGGTCAATCAAAAGGCATCATATGCCATGGCGACACCACCTAAATTTGATGTGAAGGACAAACACTTAAACGACGAAGTCACTAAGCTTTTAGGTGATAGCTACTCAAAGATTGCTAAAGATTTAGCAGTTGACGCTTCTAATGCAGGCATTGCTTGGTTACATATATGGCGAGACGAGAATAAGCAGAGCTTTTTCCGTTACGCCGTCGTCGACTCGAAACAGATTGTGCCTATCTTTTCCAAAAAGCTTGGCAACGAGCTTATCGGTGTACTTCGAATCTATGATGACTACAACGAATCAGGAGACGTGATCACCGTTTACGAGTACTGGAACGACGCAGAGTGCGCAATGTTTGCTAAACGAAAGGGTCAAACGGTCGAAGACATTGAAGCATACAATGCTTTTAACCTAATTGATATCTCAACAGGAACGGCTGCTGAACAGACCAACACTTACAAGCATGGGTGGGAAGATATCCCGTTTATTCCCTTCAGAAACAACGCGGACGAGCTTTCCGACTTAGCCTTGTACAAAGATTTAATCGACGTCTACGATAAGATTTATGCAGGTTTCGTCAATGATTTAGATGACGTGCAAGAAATCATTTTCGTACTAACCAACTATGGTGGCCAAAAAAAGCAAGAGTTTTTGGACGACCTGCGGAATTACAAAATGGTCAAAGTTGACGACTTTGGTGATGGGACGAAAAGTGGTGTTGATACTTTAGCGGTTGACATCCCAACCGATGCGCGTGATAAATTGCTTGAAATCACCAGAGAGTCCATTTTCGTAAACGGACAAGGTGTGGACCCACAGAAAAATATTGGACAGAACAACTCAGGCGCTGCATTAGATCATATGTACAGCTTGCTTGAGCTGAAAACCTCCGCTATGGAAACTGAATTTCATCAGGGTTTTGCAAAACTGGTCCGCTTCATCTTGAAATACTCAGACGCTAACGCCGATATTGAAATTACCCAAACATGGAAACGTAATGTCATTAACAATGAGTACGAAACAGCCCAAACCGTTTCGTTACTTGCGAACGTAACTTCTAAAGAGACGATTGCTAAAGCTAACCCGCTAGTCGCGAACTGGGAAGATGAGCTAGAAGCGCAACGAAAAGAAGAAGAAGAAGAGTATAGAGGCGGAAGCGATTATAAACGCAAAGAGCCCATTGACTTAGGAAGTGATGAGGATGACGAGTAATCTAACTTATTGGGAAAAGCGATTTCTCCGCATTGAAGCTGACCGCGATAAGCGAGAGCAAGCCTATCTAGCTGAAATGAACAAGCGATACGGCGACCTAGCGCAACGACTGCAAAAGGAAGTGGACGACTGGGTACAGAAGTTTGCGGTGAATGATAACATCCCTTCTTTTGAAGCCAACCAACTGCTTAGCAAGTCTGAACAGAAGACGTGGTCTATGAGCCTTGAGTCATTTAAACAGAAAGCGATTGAAGGCGGCTTTGACCAGGAGTTAAATCGAGAATATTACCGTTCACGAATTAGTCGCTTGCAGCAATTACAGCATCAACTTGTCCTTGAGTTGGCGGAACATGCCAATTATGAGATTGACGAGCTTGAAGCTTACCTAGTTGAAACCTTTGATGAAACCTATCTCAGAAATATTTATGAGATTGCTGACAGAGGAGCAATTAATCTAACCTTTCAGTCATATTCACCACAACAGCTAGCACTTGCTGTCCGACAACCTTGGACCGGAGACGATTTCTCACGTCGGGTGTGGCGAAATCATTTAGAATATCTACCCGACAAACTGAACAAGTCGATGGCCAATGCAATTGCACAAGGTTGGGGAACGGACCGTATTGTCAATGAGATGATGAAAGGCGTCGACCGAAACTTGCGTAACCGGATGATTACTTTAGTACAGTCAGAATCGGCCCACGTTGCGGAAGAAGCTAGTCAAGCATCTTACCGAGAGACAGGCGTTGAACAGTATACATGGATGGCCACTTTTGAAACACACACTTGTGACCAGTGCGCGAGATTAGACGGACAGTCTTTTGACATTGGTGACCCAAGCAGTCCCCACCCAGTAGAAGATACGCATCCGAACTGTCGGTGCACGACGGTACCTAAGATTGAATACGCGCCAGCTATCACCACTCGGTGGCAACGTGACCCAGTCACAGGGAAAGGAAAAGTCATGAAAGTTGAGAAATTTAAAGAGTGGAAGAAGCGTAAAACCAAAGAAGCTGCATAAAGGAGAATGACCTATGCCCAATTTTGAGAAACGTAAAACAATGACCATGCACCGCTTTTTAAGTCTGCTTGCAGAAATCGGACACCGTCTGCATCCGCCAGACGAAGGGAGATGATAAGTTGTGAGGTTGAATTACATACAGGTTTTATCGCTAATTATTTTGATTGCTAAGTATTTAGCGCTTATCACATGGAATTGGTTTTGGGTAGTCGCTTTGATTACGCTTGCGTGGCTTAGCGACGGTGAAGCAAGAGTCGATTAGGAGCGTGATCCAATGCTGAAATATGCAGGTATCTAAGAGGAGTAGCTATGAAAGTAGACGTATTAGGAACTAAATATAAAATTATCAAACACGACAAAGACAATCCAATCGGAATTGACGGGTGTGACGGATATTGCGATTACACCGTCAAAGAAATTCATATAGCCGAAATGGAAGATTACGAATAGGCGGATGTCGATGCTCATGCCAACAAAGTTATCCGTCACGAATTAGTGCATGCTTTTCTGTATGAGGGTGGATTGAATTCAGAATCGTGGGCAAGAAACGAAGAAATTGTAGACTGGATGGCAATTCAAATTCCAAAAATTGCCAATAAGTATAAAGAATTAAATATTTAAACCATTAGCCAACTAACTGTTGGTTTTTATTTTGACCTGAATACGTCAATAAACTGTTCTTTTTTCGTGCGCTGAGACGTCACATCAGCAAATCCATCAGTGTCGTTGCACTGCCAAAACTCGAAAGGAAGAGGAGAAACTATGAAAAGAGAAGACTTGAAGAAATTAGGACTTGAAGATGAAGCCATTGAGTCAGTTATGAAACTGCATGGTCAAACTGTTAACGGTCTGCAAGAGCAAGTTACCGCCTTGCAAGCGTCAGAAACAAACTTGAAAAGTCAAAATGAAAAGCATGAGAAGGACTTGAAGACGTTGCAGAAAGACAACGGCGATAATGAAACCTTGAAGCAAACCATTAAAGACTTACAAAAGCAAAATGCTGATGCTAAAGCAGGATATGAAAAGCAGTTGATTGGTATGCAACGTGATAGCGCAATCGAAAAAGCCTTAGCTACATCCGGTGCGAAAAACACAAAAGCGGTTAAAGCCCTACTTGATGCTGACAAAATTGTGTTTAAGGATGGCGAGCTTTCCGGCTTAGCAGAACAGCTTGAAGCGTATAAGCAATCCGACCCGTACATGTTTGATATGGGAACAAAACCTGAAGGATATGAGCCTGCAGGCGGAAGCCCGGCAAAAACATACAGCTCTATGGAAGAGGCTATCAAGGCCGACGATTTAGAGAGCTTCTTAGCCCAAGATAAAGAAAGTGAGGATTAAATAAATGCCAAATGAAATTACAAAAGTTCTGGACTTAATCACACCGGAACAATATACGAAATACACTAATTACTACTCTGAAGCTCATTCAGCTTTTATTCAGTCTGGTATTTTAACTGACCAACCGTCATTAGACCAAATGATTATCAATGGTGGTCTGTTGGTGACTATGCCTGAATTTAAACAAACACAATTAGAAGACCAAGTCCTTGAAGAAGACAAAGCAATTGAAACTGGTAAGACTCAAGCTGCTAAACAAGTAGCGCCCGTCTTATATCGAGGTACTGGTGCGTCATACACTGACTTATCAGCTATCATCTCAGGAGCTAAACCGGCTACTCAATTGTTAAATGACTTTGGTGACTACACTATCCAGTCTGACCAAGCGATTCTACAGGCAATTGTAAATGCTATGTTCGACCCGACTTCAGGAGTGTTAAAAGATACACACGTATCAGACCAGTCAACTATCCAAAACCCAGTTATCAGTCCAGAAATGGTAATCGACGCACGATCAATTTTAGGTACATCACGTTCTAAGTTAACGTTGATTGCTATGCACTCGAAAGTTAAAGCAGAGTTGCAAAAACAAAACGTCCAAACTAAGAACTACATCCCTGCATCAGAGTCGCAAGTTGGCTTTGACACATACTTAGGTATGCGAGTAGTCGAAGACGATTCACTGTTACCAAAAGAAGGCGTGTACTCAACGTATATCTACGCCACTGGTGCTTTTGGACGTAACACTGCTACACCTAACGACATGGTTACTTTTGAAACTGATCGTGAAGCTGCTAAAGGTAATAACATGTTATACGTACGTCGTGCCCGTGTAATACATCCACAAGGTTTGACATTCAATAACACATCAGTTTCATCACAAACTCCAACTAACACCGACTTAGCGAATCCGACCAACTGGACTAAAGTTCGCGAAGCCAAGAAAATTGGTATTATCTGCTTGAAACACCGTATTTCCGCTGAAATTCCTGCTGTAGGAGGTTAAGCCTATGCCAAAGTACGAAGTTAAATCAATCTTTAAATACGAGCCAACCAAAGCCGTATACGTTGCAGGTAGCACTATTGAGTTGACTGAGGCACAGGCTAAAAAGATTCCTGAGGGATATATCGAAAAGGTAGGCACTAAAGGAACACCTAAAACCGATAAGTAAAGGAGCTGAGAAGTTGTGGAAGATTTAAAAGCACTACTGCTAGCCAAGCTTAAAACATTAAAAGGTGTGGATGACGATAAGCAAGATGCCGTTTACCTGTTTGCAATTGAGTTAGCGGTTGAAACGCTTTTAGCCTTTTGCAACTTAAATGTGGACGAGTGGCCAGTAGGTCTAAATACAACAGCAGTGCTAATGGCCATGGACTCTTTATCGTCTATATCATTGTCAGTCCAAGGTGACACAGGTGACGGCGATATCACGGGTATGACAGAAGGCGACTTCAAGATTGAGCGAGAGAGTCGTGCGACGACATTATCCAAGCTAGCTAGTTTAGATAAGAGTCTGCCTGACAAGTACAAGCGAATTGCATACAGATACAGAAAGTTGGCTGATTAATCATGACGGGCTTTATTGAGGTCTTTGAAAGACACTATGACTCACGCATGACAGTTGAAGTCAACAAGCCAGTCAAAGTTGGGAACGTCACGAAGCAAATGTGGGCGAAAGTCTTGACCGATGTACCCTGTCGGATATCCAAGAAGTCCCACCAAAAGACTGCTAGTGGGGACCAACCACTTGTCGGGTATCAACTGTACCTATACTGCAACCCAAGCCTTGAAGTGCCGGCAGGCAGTCGCATCTCAGTGACCGACACTCACGGGACGACAAGGTCATACAAGCGCTCGTCTGAAGGCTTTTCAAGCTACAATTCCCACCAAGAAATACTGCTCGTAAGAGAGGTGGTTGCATGAGTGATGATCTTTTCGATTACTCAGAGTTTTTGGACTTTGCCAACAAATTTCACCACAGTCTCCAAGAACAGAATTTTATTATTGATGTGATGAACAAGCTTGGAAATGTCATGCTTAGAAACGTCAAAGCGAATACACCGGTAGGACAGTATGATGGTACTGTCTTTTTTACTGGTCAAGGCGCCGGTGGTAGATATATCGCAGCTTTTGAAGGACCAGGAACGACCAAACAAGGTGGAACTTTACGTCGCAACTGGGAGCTTGTGAGCGCAGAAAAGAAAGGTGACACGTACGAAGTAGGTATTCGGAACAATACTGAGTATGCCTCGTGGGTCGAATACGGTCACCGAAAATCTGACCACTCGGGTTGGGTTGAAGGACAATTCTTCATGCGAATCACCATGGAGGAGCTGGAAAGCCAGTTGCCTAAAATAGTTGGTCCGCTGTATCGCGATTACTTGAAGTCATTTGGCTTTAGTTAGGAGGGAAGTTATGGATTTAACACTTTCAATTATTAATGAGTTAGCACGTATCTTCCCAGACGGTACGTTTTACCGTGAGAAGACGGAACAGGGCTTCACAGAGCCTAGTTTTTACGTCTATCCAATCTCAGCAACTCAAGACCCACTGTTGTCCACACGGAATTATCGCAAGCGCCCTTACTGTGTTACGTGGTTTCCGGACACAAGCCTGGACACCACAATGGAACAGCTCGAAACAATGTCAGACAGGCTGATGAACGAGTTCAAGTTCCTACACGACGATAAGCTTCATATTCTGTCTAAGGACTTAAAAGTCCAAGACGGTGTGATCGTGATGACTTTTGGTATCCGATATGTAGTCCAAGAAGTGCCCGACGAATCAACAAAAATGCAAGGTTTAACTGAGAAAGGGGAGTTGAAACATGGCTGATGAAGCGAAGAAAACACCGACAAAGGCGAAAGCCACAGTCGAAATTAAAAAATATACAAAAGAAGCTGTCATTGATTCGGGAGAGTTTACAGCAATCGAGCAAGATTTGCTGATGGCTTTACTCAAAGATGACGAGTCTTATGAGATCAATGACGCGAAAAAAGCAATCGAAAATTATAAAAAAGGAGCGATTAAATAATGGCTGGAGGAACTTTTACATCTCAAAACAAAGTGCGCCCTGGTGCGTACATCAATTTTAAAGCTGAGGTCTCTACAGGCACATCAGACGCCGTATCGGGCACAGTAGCTTTACCCTTAGCGGTCGATTTTGGGCCTGCTGGCGTAACTGCTATTAACGCTGGTACAAGCTTACTGCCTTTTGGTCACGGCTTAGCTGACAAGATCATGCAACCTTTGCGCGAAGCGTTAAAAAACGCATCAGAAGTATTGGTTTTCCGCATCGGTGGCGGTGCTAAAGCGACGGGCACATCAAACGGTTTAACAGTTAACGCAAAATACGCTGGGTCTCGTGGTAACGACATCTCAGTGATTGTTAAAAACTTAGTGGCTGGTGGTGTGCAAGTGGACACAATCTTAGCTGGCCAAGTCGTGGATAGCCAAGTAGTAGCGACCGCTGAAGCCTTAGTTGATAACGCGTTAGTTACGTTTACAGGCTCACCAGAAGTCACAGACGGTACGATCACACTGGAAGGCGGTACGAACACTACTGGAACTGGTGCTGACTATGCAGACTTCTTTGAGGCTATCCAAGTGTATGACTTCAACACTATGGCTATTACCGCCGAAGATAACTCAACTAAAGCATTAGCAGCAGGTTTTATCCGTCGTTTACGCGAGGATGAAGGAAAGAAAGTCCAAGTAGTTTTAGGAAACTACGAGGGTGCTGATTACGAGGGTGTTATCAACTTAGCGAACGGTGTCGTTTTAGACGGCCAAGCGTTAACACCAGAACAAGCAACTGCATGGTTTGCGGGTGCGGCAGCATCAGCAGGTGTAAGCTCATCACTTACTTATACAGCTTACCAAGGTGCAACAGACGCCAACCCACGTTTAACAAACGCCGACACTATCGAAAACTTGCGTAAAGGAAATGTGGTCTTTACTGAAAAACGCGGTCAAGCGGTAGTTGAACAAGATATCAACACTTTAGTTTCGTTTGACGCGACTAAAAACCAAGATTTCCGCAAAAACCGCGTGTTACGTGTCTTAGACGATATCGCAAATAACACGAAAGTCACTTTTGAAGATAACTACATCGGAAAAGTGAATAACGATACTGACGGTCGTGAGTTATTTAAAGCCGACCGCATTGCGTACTTTGATGGCTTAGTTGGCCAAGGTGCAATTACAGCGTTTGAAGCTGACGACATCGAAGTGCTACCTGGTAACTCCAAGGACGCTATTGTCGTTAACGTGGCTGTACAGCCTGTCGACGCAATGGAAAAACTATACATGACAGTAGAGGTTAACTAGAAAGGAGACTTAAAACATGCCATTCTTACAAGCCGGCGACACAATCTCTGGACGCGAAGGTACTGCCTTCGTGACCATTGATGGCCAAAACTTCCCAATGTTTGAACTGAAAAATATCACAGCGACGGTTGAGTTGACGAAAACCGAAGTGAACACCTTAGGCAAGCGCGCAACACAACAAAAAGTAACAGGGGCTAGTGGTACAGGCTCGATGACTATCCACAAGGTAACATCACGTTACGCCAAAATTGGTATTGATTACCTGAAATCGGGTCGTATTCCAAAGATTACAATTAAAGTGACTAACAATGACCCACAATCTACAATCGGGCGTCAAACTACTTTATTAAAAGGCGTAATCTTTGATGCATTGATCATTGCATCATTAGACGTTGATGCGGAAGTATTAGAAGAAGATGCGGACTTTACATTCGATGACGCAGACTTATTAGAATCATTTACACAACCACAATTAGGCTAGTCTTATGGTTGTTAACCTGTTTCTACTGCTGCTAAACATGATTGAGACAGCTCATATTATTGGGCTGTCTTTTATTTTGCTTATTTTGACACAACTTATCAATTATCAAGGGAGAGATTTAACAATGGATATTACTACATTCATGCAAGAGGTCAAAGGCGCTGAAGTTGAAGTTAAATTAGAACGCTTTCCGGAGCCTTTCGTAGTTAAAGCAATTTCAGAACGTGAAAATGACCGTTTAAAGAAATCAGCGACCGACAAACGTCGTGTAAAAGGCGGACGCATTGAAAGTGACTTTAACACTGACAAATACACTGACTTATTAGTCGCTCAATGTGTGGTTACACCTGACTTGAACAATGCAGAATTACAAGAGTTTTACGGTACTCACGGCGACCCTGCTGCAACAATAAAAGCTATGTTGATGGCTGGCGAGTATTCCCAAATTCAAGAGCAATTATTAGACATCAATGGCTTCGGTGAAACGGACGACGAGTTGGTAGAAGAAGTAAAAAACTAATGAATGGCCCTGAGGCTTCAGGGGAATATTGGTACAGCTATTATGCCTTCCACTCTCACGGACTGTTACCGAGTCAATTCGCGTCGCTACCAAGGCGAGAGCGGGCAATTATTGTAGCGTACATCAAAATCAAGATGGAAAAAGACGAAAAGGCCGCTAAACAGGCCAAAATGAAAAGTAAATCACGTTAGGAGTGAATAGGCATGGCAAATCCATTGGAAGCCTCGCTTAGACTTCGGGACGAGTTTACCAAAGTACTATCCAAAATTGACAATCAACTTCAAAAGACGACAAGCACTATGGAGAACTTTAAGCAGAAAATGAGTGCCCAAAGCAAAGCTTTTAGCACCATTGCTAGTTCTGCTCAAAGCGCAATGGCCAAATTGAATTCAGCCTTCCAAAAAGGCTTCAGTGCAGTTCATAACATGGTCCAGTCGTCGGTACAGCGTATTGTCACGTTGATGGGTAACTTTGGTAACCGTATCAAGTCTGGCTTTAATTTAAATCCACTAATTTCAAAAGTATCGGACACTTTTAGTAAAATCACTTCGACGATTAGATCTAAAGTGAGTGACATTGGAAACTCACTCAAGGACGTTGGAAGCAGAATCGCTAAGACGCTTAAACTCGATAAGGTGTTTAGTGGTATTACTAAAGGACTAGATACGCTTAAAGCTAAAGTAGGCACGACAGTCAGCGCAATCGCATCATCTTTTAGTAATATCTTTAAATCTAAGAGAGTAAAAGCTTTAGATGATATCAATTCGCAGTTGGACAAGTTGGGCCGAAAGAAAGCCAACATTGAGGTAAATGTGGCCAACGCTGAGAACGCTCAAAGGCGCTTAGCAAATTTTGACACGGCTATTTCAAAATTAAATAGTAAAAAAGCTAAAGTCGAAACACAGATTGCTGGTGTTGAGAAAGCAACGTCCCAACTGGCAAGCGTTAACTCTAGTATCGAAAAGCTGAACAGCAAGAAAGCCGAAGTAGAAGCTAAGCTGACTGGTGGCGCGCAAGTAGAAGACGAGTTGGCGGACATCAACTCTCAACTTGATAAGTTGGCCAACAAGAAAGCCAAACTTGAAATCAAAGCTGAGTCAGTGGACGTCGAGAAAGCTACTAAGCGACTTGACGACATCAACTCTAAGTTAAACCGGCTAAATTCTACACGAGCTACCTTACAAGTAGAAGCTAACAAGGTAGAAGGCGCACGTAAAAAGTTAGCGGAAGTACAGCAAGACATCCACCGCTTAAACCGTGAGAAAGCCTCGCTTCAGCTGAATATCAATCCGTTCACAAGAGCTTTGAGCTCGGCTCGTAGTGCTTTTGACAGCTTTAAAAATACTGTTTCAAACGGTATTCGGAACATGGGCACAGCCTTTAGAAACTTTGGCGACAATATGCGCAATTCTTTTAGTCACATGAGTAGTACTGCTGGAAAAGTCCAAAGCGTCTTTGGTGGTATCATGACAGCTTTAGGAGTAACCGCTGCTTTAGGTGCAATTAAAAATGGAATCGCTGGAATATCTGAAGAGTTAAACACTAACTCTAAGGCCTGGCAAGTATTCCAAGATAATATGTCCATGTTAGGTAAAGGGCAAGGCGAGATTGACACGGTTAAAAAGAGCTTACAAGATTTTGCCACACAGACCATTTACAACGCATCTGACATGGCTAGCACTTACAGTCAAATGGCAGCAATCGGCGTAAAAGATACCGAGAACTTAGTTAAAGGTATGGCAGGTCTTGCCTCATCTGCTGAAGCGCCTGGGCAAGCTATGAAGACCTTGAGTCAGCAAATGACGCAAGCAATGGCTAAGCCTGAGCTTCAATGGATGGACTTCAAACTGATGATGGAACAAGCGCCTGCAGGTATGGCGCAAGTAGCCAAAGAAATGGGCTACAGCTTAGATGACTTCATTATTGCTATCCAAGACAGTGAAATTGCATCAGAGGACTTTGCAGCCGCCGTTGCTAAAGTGGGTACAAATGAAAACTTTAGTAAAATGGCTACCGAATTTAAGACTATCGGACAGGCTATGGACGGTATGCGTGAAAGTCTGGCTAACAAGTTAGAGCCTGCGTTCTCAGTCTTTAATGAGACTGGAATCAGAGCTGTCGAAGCCTTTACCGGCGCGCTAGACCGCATCAATTTTGACGGTATGGCTAATAAGCTTAAAGCTTTCACAGACACACTTGACTTTGATGCAATGGTCGATAATATCGCTAACTTCGCTTCAAAATCTAAGGAAAAGATTACCGACTTTGTGGGCGGATTCAAATCAACGGGTGCAATGGACAGCTTCGTTGAAGCACTAGAGTCTGTGTGGGGCGCTTTGAAACACGTCGCTGAAAACATTGACTTTAAAGCAATTGGAAAAATTGCAGGCGAAGTAGTCGACACGTTCTCTAAAATCACGAAAGCGGTCGGTGACTTCGTTTCTGAAATCGACCCAAATGCAATTGGCAAGATTTCAACTGCTATCGCGGGTCTTGCTGCAGCGTTCGTAGCCTTCAAAGCTGTTAAAGGCGTATTCGACATCGGCAAAGGGCTTTTCAATGTTGGCGGTGCCGTTACCCAACTTTTCGGTGACCTTTTCGGAGGTAAGAAAGGGATTAAAACACCAAAAGGCAACCCGCTTGAAGAGGCTATGCCAAAAGGCATGAGTGGCAGTGGTGGCCTAGGTTTCCTTGACAACTTAGGGAAAACAGCTAACCAGTTTGCTAAAGGTGCGAAAAATATCGCCCTGATCTATGGTGTAATTAAGCTGATTGAAGAATTAGCGGAAGCCATGAAGCAAGTTAACGACAAGGTACCTGCGGACTTGAGTAGTCTCGGGCCTAAACTTGGTAATATGGCTGTCGCCTTAACAGGCATGGGTACATTCGTCGCTGTGGCTGGCCGAATTGCTAGAAATAATTTTGGCAACGCGGTGAAAGGTTTAGCTATGATTGCGGGTATCAGCGCTAACATCATGCTTGCGTCTGAAGCTATGCAACAAGTCGACGCTAAAGTCCCTGAAAACACGGCAAGCTTCACGGCTAAGTTGGCCAACATGGCCATTGCAATTACGGGCATGGGCGCCTTAGTAGGTGCGGCAGGCAAGTTTGCTACTACTAACCCTACTAGTGCGATTACAGGACTAGCGCTTGTGGCAGGTATCTCAGGAGAGCTAATGTTAGCTGCTGAAGCCATGCAACAAGTTAACGATAAGGTCTCGGGCGACATTGGCGGTTTCTCAGCTAAGGTGGCCAACATTGCTATCGGTATCGGTGCAATGACAGGACTTGTCGCTATCGCAGGTCTGTTCGCTTCAGCTAATCCTGTTGGCGCTGTGGCTGGTCTGGCAACGGTTGCCCTACTGTCCGGTGAGCTGATGATTGCAGCTGAAGCCATGCAACAGGTCAATGACAAAGTGACGGACGACATTTCGTCATTCTCATCTAAGATTGCTAACATTTCAATCGGTATTGGTGCTATGACTGGCCTAATTCAAGTGGTTGGTACGCTAACTGCGCTAAACCCAATCGGCGCTGTGGCAGGACTTGCCACCGTGGCCTTGATCGCAGGCGAACTTATTTTAGTCGCTGAAGCTATGCAACAGGTCAATGACAAGGTACCTGCCGACACTAAGGCCGTTACCAAGAAGATTGAAGGTATTAAGGACGTCGTCGCAACAATTGCTGATACGTCATTTACTGAAGTCTTAGGCGCTATTGGTGGCGCAATAAGCATGGCCGCTGCGATTGATTCGCTGAACGCTATCGCTGAAATGACCGTACCACTTCAAAGAATTGCAGATGCAGACGTGCCGGTCGAAGCCGTTAAAACGAAGATTAGTCAAATTAAAGATGCCGTTGCAGAGCTGTCCATTGATAGCTTTAGTGAGTGGCTAGGTAATTTGGTAGGGTATGAAAGTTTTGACACTGCTATTACAGCAGTTTCAGCGCTTCAAGAAGTGGCCAATACCTTAAAATCGCTAAGTGAAATTGAGCTAGATCATGCTTCTGCAAGGGCTATGGTCAACCAGCTAAAACTAACACTTAGAAGCTTAACACTAGATAGCTTAGGCGATATCTTCGAAAATCTATTGGGTTATGAAGACTTTGGCCAAGCTGTCGCTTCGGTCGATGCACTAAAACAAGTTGCTACCAAACTGGCCGAGTTGAACGCGGTAGAATTAGATCACGCTTCAGCAAGAGCCATGGTTAACCAATTGAAGCTGACACTTCAAAGTTTGTCAGTAGACAGTTTAGGCGAAGCGATTGATAATCTGCTTGGCTATGACAACTTCGGCACGGCTGTTGAGTCAGTCAATGCCTTGAAGCAAGTAGCAACTAAGCTAGCCGAATTGGCCACAGTTGAAATTGACCACGCAGCATCAAGAGCTATGGTTAACCAATTGAAGCTAACCCTCAGAAGCCTTTCTCGTGAAGGTTTCGGCGAGTTTATCACTGATCTACTAGGTTATGATGATTTCAGTTCAGCCGTTGACTCGGTTAACGCTTTGAAACAAGTAGCCACTAAACTAGCTGAACTGTCAGCAGTTGAGATTGACCATGCTTCAGCAAGAGCTATGGTTAACCAATTGAAGCTAACCCTCAGAAGCCTTTCTCGTGAAGGTTTCGGCGAGTTCATTGCGGACTTACTAGGTTATGATGATTTCAGCGGAGCGGTTGATTCTGTCAATGCGCTTATCAAAATCGCTAACCAATTCGTGACTCTGTCAGCTGTCGAGATTGATTTGAGTGCTGTTCGGACTCGCATTTCGGAAATTAAGTCGGCGATTAGTTCGCTTAACAGTTTCCCTGTGGTGTCGGACAATTCAGAAAGCTATTCTATGGCAAGTACAGCAATTACTATATTGACTGAAATCCGTAACCACCTAACCACGCTTGGCGCAGTAGCGCTAGACGTCGGCGCTGTGACGAACACTATCAACAGCATTAAGACCGCTATTGCTCAACTAAACAGCTTGCCAACTGTGGCAGTGGCTAACTTTGGTAGTATTAATGGATTAATTACAAGCGTGATTAATCTAGCTACCCAAATCAACCGTCTGTCAACAAGCACGCAAGCATCAGCTAGTGGTGTCGTGTCTGCATTTAGCCGTATCGGTCAAAGCGCCAACACAATGAGAAATCAGACGACTGCCGCACTTAACGGAATGGTGTCAGCTATCACTAGTAGCATGGCTAGAGCTAGAAGCTCGGCCGTCTCAGGTATGGCAGGCTTCACGACTGCTATATCAAGCGGTATGGCCCGTTCTGCTTCTATCGCTAGAAGTGGTTCAGCTCAAATTGCAGGTGCATTTAGCGGACTGAGAGGTCAGTTATACAGCGCAGGGTTATTTGCAATGAGTGGGTTATCATCAGGTATCAGCGCGGGAGCAGGAGGGGCACTTTCAGCAGCAAGACGTGTGGCCAACTCCGTTTCAAGCACGATCCGTTCCGCATTGAAAATCCATTCACCTTCTCGCGTCATGATGGCCATCGGTCGTTACGTCTCAGAAGGTTTGGCTAACGGTATCACTTCCGCAAGTAAGCTTGTTGACAAGGCTAGCACTAAGCTAGCGGACCTTGCCGTGCCACGCATGGATGAAATTACTGGTCCAAAAGTCCGCATGGGTGAAGTGTTGACATCAGGTCTAAACGCCTTTACCGCCCCTCAAATGGAATTGGCAGGGGTGACACGAAATATTACTGATGTTTACGCAGGTCAAGGCGACTATGACTGGGACGACGCTCAACGAGTGTCTATCGACAGCAGTGAAATTGACGCAATGGACGCAAGCTTGTCTCGTCCCGTAATCAACAAGAACAAGCAAATCACGCCTGAAATCAATTTAACGATTGAAGGTAAGGATGCAGAAGATATTGACACTGATGAAATCATTAGACGCATAGAAGAGATCATTATCGACGCGAATAATGATGACTTAGGATAGAAAGGAAGTGTGAGATGACTATCCGATTTTATTTAGATATAGAAGGGAAGCGCTACATGCTTCCGGTAACGCCCGGTAAAATAGAAATGAAACGCTCGTCCAATAACTCGGTAGTAGAAATCGCCAAACTAGGCGAAGTGAACTTAGGAGGTGCCCACGCATTGTTGGGCACTTCTTTTAGTTCTATTTTCCCTGCCGACTATTCGGCAGGCTATATTGAGAAGGGCGCTAAAAAAGAGTCTGCAAGGACTTGGATTGACAGGCTAACTAATGCTAAAGCCAATCATGACCGCGTGCGACTTATCGTTACGGACACTCGTATCAACCTAATGACTTTAATTGAGGAGTTCAATTGGGGACATGACGATACCACGGGTGACGTGTATTACACTTTAGGGTTAAACGAGTTTAAAGAAGTTTCTCCAAAATACAAAAAGACTGTTGCTAAGAAGGTGTCGCCACCGCCCCGTCCTGCACCTAAAAATAAGCCAATTACTATTGGTTGTCAGGTCATTGTGAATGGCAGGCTCCACCGCGACTCGTACGGAAGTGGACCAGGACTAACTGAAAAGAACGCTAGGCGACAAGTTAACTTGATCGCGAAAGGTCGCAAGTATCCTTACCACGTCTGCATGTTAGACGGGACGGGACGTATCTACTGGCGGGGGTGGGTCACTGCGGGGAGCGTGAAGCGTGTATGATGATTGAAATTTTAGAAACAAGTATCACCAACCGTCGGCAGTACGACATTTCAGACTTATGCAAAGGCATCTCGTGGTTTACAAGTACTGAGTACCAACCAGGTAAGTTGCAATTTGATTTCCTGGACAATCCAACCGTGTATTTACGTGAAGGCGATGAGGTTGAGATGCGCATAGATGGCCAAAAGATTTTCAAAGGCAAGGTGTTTAAACGCAAACGCAAAATGAGTGTCAACGGCTTTTGGTCCATCACTACTTACGACAAGACACGGTATCTCAAGAACGAAGACACGCTACTCTTTAATGCAAACTCCGTCACGGAGCGCTTTAAGCGAATCTGTGAAGTGCAAGGTCTACCTTACAAGGCCCTAGACAAGGCAACATACAACTGTACAGCAGTCGTTGAAGACAAGCACACGTACTACTCTATGCTAAAAGACGCTATCGAAGAGACACGAAAAGGGTCCGGTCAACGCTTCGCTTTTTGGGATAACTTCGGCACACTTGAAATGTTTAACCTAAACCGTCAAATCACTAATCTTGTAATCGGTGATGAGTCCTTAATGACTGACTATGAGTACGAGTTGTCTATTGATGATGCTGCCAACTCGGTGAAAGTTTTAAGAGAGGACAAGGAGAAAGGTAAGCGTGAAGTCTATGTTGAAAAAGATAACAAGAACATTGAGAAGTGGGGAAAACTTCAAATTGTTGAAGCCGTTTCCGACGCGGACCTAAACACGTCTCAACTTAAACAGCGAAATAGAGAGCTGTTAAAAGAGCATAATAAGCCAACTATTACAACATCAGTCAAAGCACTTAGCAACCTAGAAATTCGTGCAGGTAAGCTATTTACGTGGCGAAACAGTGACCTAACCAGTGACAACGTCAATGGTGTCAAAATCGGTGATGAAACGCTTGTCTTGGTCACACAGTGTACACATAGTTTTGATGAAACGGCAGTAATGGACTTAGAGGTTGAGGTGATTGCATAATGGCGGGGGAACGATTAGCACGTTATATGAAAGGGTTACAGCCCAAAGAAAGTGAGATGGTTGAAGTGGTCTACGGTACTGTCATTAGTGCTACGCCTCTGAAGATTAGACGAGAGGATGGGCTAGAAATACCCAGTCCTTTTATCGTCTTGTCAGAGTTAGCCAAAGGTCTGTCAGTATCAATAGACGGGACGCGATACACCATTGTAAAAGCTATCCAAACTGGTGATAGGGTCAGAATGTTACAGGCTCAGAAAAGCCAAGTTTTCTATGTACTGGAAAGGGTGTGACAGCTTGTTTGATGAAGAAGAAATCCCAACGAAAACTTACCGAATTTTACATGGCCGAATTTTAGGTCATGTTGACGGCCTTGAAGCTATGCGACAGGCAGTTGAAAAGGTCATGTCCACTCCGCGATTTCAGTATGAAATCTACTCTGAAAGCTACGGCCACGACTTAGAGGACTTGGTCGGAGAAGAAATGGCTTTGGCTGAGATGGAAGTGGAACGTCTAATCAGCGAAGCATTACTTGTCGATGACCGTATCTTGTCTATTGAGAATTTTAATATCACGCCAGGTGTTGACCGAAGCTCGCTACAAGTGAGTTTCACAGTTAGCACTTTATTTGGGGATATTGCAGAAGGAATGGAGGTGGAACTATGACACCAGATGAAATCGGGGCACACCTTGAAACATATGATTTTAACTATTATATGGAAGAAGCGCTTGCCCGTGTACCGACCGGTGTCGATACTCGAGAAGGCTCAATTATTTACGATGCTTTGGCACCTGCTTGCTACCAACTTGCAAGCTTTACAATGGAGCTTAGAAACACTATGCTTGAGAGCTACGTCGTGTCAGCGACGGGTGAGTACTTAGACTTGCGTGCTGAAGAAGCAGGAGTAATGAGAATACCGGCCACTCATGCAGTGGTCACGGCATCCTTTACGTCGAGCGGTGGCCAACCTTACGCAGTGGATATTAGTAGTCGCTTTTCAAGTATTGGTGACGAGCCAATTTATTACGCTGTGACTGAAAAGGTTAGCGAAGGTGTATATCGACTGACTGCTGAAGAATCGGGGTCAGTTGGTAATGAGTACGTCGGTGTGTTGTTACCGCTCGACAATTTTAACGACTTTGGCCGTGCAATTTTGACTGAAATCACAATACCGGCAAGGGATGATGAGTCAGATGATAGCTTACGAGCTAGGGTGATTGCTGAAAAAGGGGTCGGTGCTTTTGGCGGGAACATTGAAGATTACACACGTATGATCACTGACCTTGACGGTGTAGGCGGAGTACAAGTCTATCCTGCTTGGCAAGGTGGAGGTACGGTCCTATTGTCAATCGTTAACAATGTTTTCGAAGTACCTAGCCAAGAACTCGTCTCTGAAGTGCAAGAAGCTATTGACCCAGTGATTGATGGTAGCGGAGTTGGCTTAGCGCCGATTGGTCACAAAGTGACTGTTCGTGGACCTATTCAAAAGGTTATTGACGTATCATTTTATATGAACGTGGAGAGTGGTGCGAATCAGACCGCAATCTTTGACGAAGCGAAAACCGTTATAGAGAATTACTTTTTAAGCGTCCGTCAACGGTGGAGCAATCGAGGGGTTACAGGCTATGAAGCTTGGATATACCGCTCGCAGATTACTTCGGCCATCTTATCAATTCAGGGGGTGGCCAACGCAGCAGGAATTAAGCTAAACGGCAAAGACGAGGACGTGAAGCTCGAATTGACGTCTGTGAAGCAGGAACTTCCGATTTTAGGGAAGGTGAGCTTGTCATGACCTTACTAGACTACATGCCGGACTACTACCGAGAAGTCCAGGAAATGAACGATATTTTGAGGGCAGAAGATGCCCTCTTTTTAATACTACGTAATGAGTTTGAAGCTGGTAAGGCTAATCAATTTATCAAGACTGCCGACTCAGAAGGTCTAGCAATCTTTGAGTCTATTTTAGGTATCGTGCCTGTGGCTGACGAGTCAGTCGAGAGTCGTCGCTCTAGGGTGTTAAGTCGGTGGATTAATATCACACCTTACACGCATAATTCTTTGGTCAGACGGTTAGCCAGTTTGCAAGGTAACTTCAACTTCGACATTGACTACGAGCTTGACGCTTATCGCTTGTCGATTCGCACTAACCTGGAATTGCCAGGACAAGTTGACGAGTTAGACTTTGCGCTGGTCGAGATGATACCGGCCAACCTTGAGCTTATCTCGAGGAATGAAATCCCAATGAGCTCATCAGCTCAAGCTTTCATGGCCGTGGGCTTAACACCAACTATGCTTATCAGCGCTACAGACGCTGTCCAGTTTGACGTTCAAGCTATTAACGATAAGGTCTCACTCGCCTCAGTGATAGCAGACACAGTAGTCATTGAAATGACAGACAGTTACTTTGAGAACGTATCAAACTTAACAGACACTACTTACGTCACAAGCGCAATTACTCAAGTCGACAAATACGATTTAGTTGATGACGTTGACCTATCTTTTGCAATTGATGGCGAAGCGTTTATCGCATCACTACCATTCTTCACACAAACATTTGAAATCACAGAGTAGAAAAGGAGATTGAAAACATGGCAGAATTTAAAAGAGTCGTGATCACACGCAACGGCCAAGCCCTAATGGCTAAATTAATGTCGGGGACAGGCACCGTTGAATTTACGAAAATCGGTGTGTCTAGCACAACTTATACAGACACACAGTTAGAGTCCTTAACCAGCTTATCAGGCGTTAAACAGACAGCGCCTATCACAAATATTGCGCGAAACAACAATGCTTCAGTAACCGTTGAAGGGGCTATCTCAAATGAGGAGTTAACGGTCGGCTACTACATGCAGACTATTGGTCTTTATGCTAAAGACCCGGATGCAGGCGAAATTTTATATGCGGTAACAAACGCTAGTGTGGCAGGATACATGCCACCATTTAACAATCGAACACCGTCCGGCGCACAATTCAAGTTAACCACTACCGTTGGAAACGCAGAAAATGTAACGCTCCAAATTGACCCGTCAGCCGTAGCGACAATTGGCGATATTAACCGCCTTGAAACTAGTTTAAATGACTTACAGGCATATGTTGGATACGCTGAAAAAGGTGTTTTAGGGCTTGAGGCAGACTTTGAAAACAACAAATTCACACGAATTGGTGACGCAGTAGGGCGCACACCCGGTGCCTCGTTTGATAGTTTTAATATGTATGGTGGTCGACGCCGCGTTAACCTAGCGGATAATGGTACAGTCAATGCTGTTTTCGGAGAGGGAGGCTATACAGAAGACGGCTCAAATGGTCAAGTTATGGTCGAACAGCCGATCTTTTACTACAAAGTTGTGCCTTTAAAGACTCAGCCGAACGCTGACGGTCACGGTCAAAACTTAATGAAGGCCCGTTATTATGTATCAGACCAACCGCGCGCAGGTTTTAAAGTACACCCTGCATTTAAGGATCATAACGGGAAAACTAGACAAAGAGTGTACGTTTCGGCTTATGAAAGTGCTATCTTTGATACCTCAGAAGGTGTATACTTAAAACTGGACGAACAGGTGGCGGACTTCGCCAGTGACAAGCTTTCAAGTATTGCGAACGCTAAACCTGCTTCGGGAGTTACGCAAAATCTTACTCGTGAAAATGCACGAAAATTAGCTAACAATCGTGGCCAAGGGTGGCACCAACAAACCTTAGCTACCGCTTCAATGTCTCAATTGTTGTTCATTATCGAGTATGCAACTTTCAACTCGCAAAGTGCATTGGGGGCGGGCTTTATCTCTGACCCTAATGATGATACGACATCCGCAAGAGCCAAAAATACAGGGTCAACTCAAACGCTTGGGAACAAGTCAGGGTCAGTTGAAGTGGAAGGTGTCATCTTCCCAACCTATCGCGGGGAAGAAAACCTATGGGGGAACATCTTCTCTATTGTGGATGGCTTCACACTTGAAGGTAAAGGGAAAAATAACGGGTGGTACGCTTTAGGCGACTACCGAGAAAATGGCATTGACGGTAGTTACAAGCCTTTTGGCTTCACAATCGCTAAATCAAACGGATATGTTAAGTACTTCGGGTACTCAGAAGATGCGGACTTCGCATTCGTTCCTGGGGCAACTAACGGTGGGGCGAACTCAGCGCTACCAGTCGGCGACTATTTATACCAAAACAATGCTTATGATGGCTTCTTAGTTGCTCGCCTTGGCGGTCATTGGGGTTATGGTGCTAGTGCGGGTCTCTTCTATTGGCTTCTGAATGGTGCTTTCTCGTATCGTTATCGTTACGTCGGCGCGCGCCTTGTATACGCGCCGTAAAAATTTAACACTTATAAATGAAATTTAACAAGAATATCTTTGGTAATTCCAAGCCGAATCGGTTCTTATATATTTGGGAGTACAATAGAAAAACGCACCACTTGCCCTTACTCACCTTAGCGGTAATTGGAGTAATGGTACTAATGCAGGTCTCTTCAATTGGAATCTGAATAATGCTTTCTCGAATCGTAATCGTAACATCGGCACGCACCTAGAATACATGTAAAACTTATAATGATGAACGGAATTACCATGGCGCTCGCCAAAACAGAAACATAAAAAAGCTGTGTTAGTAAGTCTCTTGAAAGCTCGGCGAAATATGTATACAAAGTAGGGATAATAAAATATGAAAAGAGTAGGAAATTTATTTGAAGAAATCACTTCTATGGACAACATAAAGCTGGCTTATGCAAACGCTAAGCGCGGTAAAGGTTGGTATCACGAGGTTAAAGAGATAGAAAAGGACGTGGATTATTACTTGTCTAACATTCAAGTAATGTTACAAAATAAGACCTTCACGACTTCAGAGTACGAGATTTTTACGAAAATTGACAAGCAGAAGTCACGCGAGATCTATAAGCTACCATTCTATCCTGATAGGATAGTGCAGTGGGCGCTGATGCAGGTCATCGAGCCTTATATTATCCGTAACCTTACCGCAAATACTTATTCAGCCATTCCTGGACGAGGTATGCACGCTTGCTTAAAGCAGGTGAAGCATGACATCCGACTGGACGAAGAGGGCAGTCAGTACTGCTTGAAAATTGACGTGAAGAAGTATTATCCGCACATTAACCATCAAATTTTAAAAGAAAAATTTCGAAGAGTCTTTAAAGACCCAGACGTTCTGTGGTTATTAGATGATATCATTGACTCAACGGAAGGCGATACCGGTATACCCATTGGCAATTATGTCAGTCAGTATAGCGGTAATTTTTATCTCTCGGACTTTGATCACTGGATCAAGGAAGAAAAGCACGTCAAGTACTACTACCGCTACATGGATGATTGTGTCATCCTCAGCGACGACAAGGCTTTTCTGCACGCACTCCTTGAAGATATTAAGGACTACTTAGCCGATAATTTAAAGCTTGAGTTGAAAGAGAATTATCAAATTTTCCCCACATACGTTCGGGGCATTGACTTCGTAGGGTATCGAATTTTTAAGGATTATGTGTTGGTTAGAAAATCTATTGTGAAGCAGATGAAAGTGAAGTTAAAGCCTATTAAACGTAAAGTGTTGAGTGGTAAACCGCTCTCTTTCCATGACGTATGCACAATCAATTCTTACGCAGGTTGGTTGAAAGCAGCAGATGCTTACAGACTTTCAAATAAATACATCAGACCTTTTCAGCCGTACATTGAAGAGTTTAGAGAAATGGAGAGAAAAGCATGCAAAAATATTTAAATGTTGAATCAACAGAGCGTCCGGATGCTATTCGCATGGACACTGAACATGTTTACGAAGCGGAAAATATCCAAGAGATTGAAGTCACGGACGAGGACGGGAACAAAGCAACGCAATACAAATTTAACTTAACTGTTTACGAAAAAGATGAATATATTCTTGTTCGACTTGACCGCGACAAGGCTAACACAGACTTAGCTATTGCACAGATCGTCACTGGTTTAGGAGGTGCGATGTAATGATATTAGTGTATTTAAACTTAATCTCAAAAGGTCTTTGGTCAGTAGAACAAATACCAGCGTTGTGGAAAGATGACGTCATCAAAGAGTTGGAAAAACGTGGCATCCCATACGCGGACATCACGCCTGAAGTCGCAGCCGAAAACCAAGCTAAATTCTACGAAAGTTACTAAGCACTCAACTAATAATTGGGTGCTTTTTTAGTACCAAAATACAGAAAGGAAGTGGAAGATGGAAATGTTATTTAGAGTGATTGAACTCGAAACATTATTGATTGAATACAGAAACGTAGGAAGCACCTTGATTTATTGGGTGTTTTTATTTTTGGTTTTGCTAGACCTTGTGACGGGTATTGCTAAAGGATTTATTAACAAGGAGGCAAATAGTACTAAAGGTTTATTGGGTGTAATTAAGCATCTACTAGTAGTTTTGTTAGTATTATGCGTCACACCATTCTTAAAGTATCTACAGCTTGAGCCAGTTGCACAATCATTTATTTTATTTTTCATTGCACAGTATGGTATCAGTGTAGTTGAAAATTGGGGTCAATTGGGATTGCCATTACCTGATATGATCTCTAAGTATTTTGACAAATTGAATCGTGAAACAAATGAAATTGACCTAACCAAAGCAAAAATTGTAGTAGATGAGAAGAAGGAGGATAAATAATGTCTTATACAATTCAAAAGGCCTTAACCTTGATTAACAAGGGGGTTAAAGGTCTGAACAACCCACAATGGATTATCGAACATTTCGTAGGTGCAGCAGGACAAGCTTGGGGAAATGCTAACTACTTTAAATCAGTGTATCGTGGGGCTTCAGCACATTACTTTGTGGACCCTAACAACATTGTACAAGTGGTAGAGGACGATACGCCAGCATGGCACGTTGGTGATGGTTATCGTACTGGTAAGGGCGCTTATAATGGCTATCATGGTTATGGTGCGACAAATAACAACTCAATCGGTATTGAAATGTGTCAAGATACGTCAACAGGAAAAGACGTTTGGCATTGGGAGTTTGATCCAGAAACTGTTGAGAAAGCTAAATGGCTGACTAAACAATTACAGAAAAAATATAACATTCCGGATGAACGTGTAATTCGTCATTACGACGTGTCTGGTAAACTATGTCCGGGTAACTGGCAATGGAATGACTGGCAGAAGTGGAAGAACTTTAAAGCTGAATTGGCCGGATATAAAGTTGCACAACAAGCTGCGAACACAACTCAAAACGATGGTTATGTTTCGGTTACAGCTAAAATGCACACAGTACAGACTGGTGAAACTTTAGGTGTAATCGCTAAGAAGTATGGTGTAACGACTGACAACTTAGTTAAATGGAACAAGTTAGAAAACCCTAACTTAATTTTCCCAGAATCAAAACTGTACGTAGCTAACCCAACAACCACAGTGTCAACTGGTCAGCAGCTACATTTACCAGCGAGTGCTAAAACGTGGCGAGTGTATAATGCTAATGGCCCATATACTACTGGTAATGAGGTTCATCTATTAACACCTAGCGCTTACGGTGGGTTAACCTATGACATTTTAGGTAACCCAGCACCACACGTTTACTTAATTAAGACAAGCGTTAAGGGCACAGTAGCAATCTACGCTGGACCAGGAACGGGCGCTACTATCACTGGTAAAGGTGGTAGCGTGGCTAACACCACTAAGAAACTATACTTACCAGCAAGTGCTGATACTTGGCGTGTGTATCGTGTTAAAGGTCCTTACACTGTCGGCAACGAGATTCATCTATTAACACCTAAGAAATATGGTGGATTGACTTATGATATTGTAGGTAATCCGACAAAAGATATTTACTTAATCGACACAGAAGTTAAAGGGCGAGTAGCGATTTATGCTGGCTCGGGAACAGGTGCGACAATTAAATAACATTTAAAAGGGCAGCGGACTTAATTGTCTACTGCCCGTTTTTTGTTTTATATCAAATCACCTAAGTGTTCTAATATATATTCCCTTCTGTTTCGCTTACCTGCTGGTGCGCCAATGTTCTTGAAAATCAATTTAATGTGCGGATACTTCTCGTGATATACATACATCTTATTGTTAGACATACTATCACCGTGTATAGTAGAGCCCTTTTCTGCTACAAGGTCATCTTCTAGTGTTTTAACTGTTTCAATTTTTAATTCATTGTAACGATCAATCACTGATAAGTCAGTCCAATTGCTAGACTTTTCAAATTGAGCTTGGTCAAGTAGCGACATTTCAAAATCTGTGAATAGTAATTTCTTCATCTTTTCAACTCGATCATACGCCATGTTCCCAATGTCTGTGTTTCCTTTTTTAAATTCGTTCCAACGACTAACATTGAAACCTACTATATTATAGAAATCTGTGTCGTACGGGTATCTTTCATCTACTGTTTTAATAATTAATTCTTGTAATGCTTTCATTTTAATTCCTCCTATTATACTAATACTGATTTAGGTGTCCACAATTCAACGATTCCATAAGCTGTATCAAATGCGAATAGTACCGCTTTAGCTGTTTCACGTTTGATTGTACGGCTATATGATTCTTTAACTGCTGATTGTTGTTCAAAAGTTAAATTCTTAGAGATAATCCAAGCTGGAATTTCAGCGTTTTCGAAGTCGCCATCAACTGTTTCAACATTGTTTGAACGGTCGATACCAGCGTTAAAGGTTTCACGACATGCGTCTAAGAAATCTTGAATAGCTTTGGGTGTCCAAACTTTAGTTAGATCAGACCATACTAATTTCAAAGCGAATGATAATGCGATAGAATACTCTTTAACACGTAATAAGATAGCCTTTGCGATTTTGTGTGCTGTTTTCATGATGTTTGCCTTTTCCATTTTCTTGTCCTCCTAAAGTTTGATTGCTGTTCCTTATCTCTAATTACATTATATACTGTCAGCGATATATTGTCAACAATATATCTAAAGAAAGTTGTGATTTTATGGAATTAATCAAAAGAAGCAAAAAAGAAGCAGAAATTAGCAACTAGTCCATACTAGTGTTAAATTTTAGGAATATAAAAAACTTAAAAACGCCCATTTTACAAGGTTTTTGAACTAGTGAGTACCAGTTAGAAACCAATCTACCTAAAAGATGCAGTTAAATAAGATTACAAAGAACGTCGTTGATGTCAGAGATATCAGCGGCTTTTTTATTTGCAATATTTTGTCAAATAGACGAAAAAGCAGCAAAAATATGGGTTACTATAATGGACGGCGCTAGTGGAGATCATAATGGCTGGTCAGAATAGGTAAAGATGACGTTAACCATAATTAGCTTGGAAATCGCAAGATATGCACGAAAAAGGAGGCTGGACTATTGTCCAACCTCCTAATTTGCTTTGTTATTGTCTAGACTATTTTACTTCGATAATAGCTGTTTTTTCAGCTACTTGACCGTCCGCAATTACTTCAACATTTTCATATAGATCTGCATTTGTGACAAGGACCATAACATCTGGGTCATAACCAGCTTCTTTAATTACTGCTAGGTCAAAGCTACCTAATAGGTCACCTTTGTTGACTTGATCACCTTGTTTGACTTCACTGGTAAAACCGTGACCGTTTAAATTCACAGTGTCGATACCAATATGGATTAAAACTTCTAGACCTGAGTCACTAACTAAACCATAAGCGTGGCCCGTTTCAGAGGCGATAGTTAAACTACCTGAAATAGGTGCGTATACATTGCCACTTGAATCAGGGACGATGGCTAATCCAGGGCCCATCATGCCTTGTGAGAATACGGGATCGTTAACATTTTCTAGGGCAGTGACCTTACCAGCGAGTGGTGCAACAATCGTATTGTCATCACTCGCGTGGTCAGTATTTGTAGCTACTGAAGTATTTGTTTTTGATGTATTTGTTGTTTTTTCTGTTTCATGAGTAGCAACTACTTTTGCTTCTTTTTCTTTCTCAGCTTGAGCATCTTTAGCTTCTTTTTTCACTAAAGATTTACCGTAAATGTAGGTCGCAACAAATGCAATCACAATAGATACGGCGATAGCTAGCATAAAGGTTGGAATAAATCGAGGAATGATGGCTACGAAACCAATCACACCTGCAGGTCCTAGCGACTGACTACGAACGTTAAAAATCCCTAAAATGACTGAGGCGATACCTGAAGCGATTAACCCAATAAAGAATGGGTATTTCAATTTCAAGTTGACCCCGAACATGGCTGGCTCAGTAATCCCTAGCATGGCAGATAGAGATGATGACGTCGCTAATCCTTTAGTCTTTTCATTCTTAGTGATGAAGTATACAGCTAAGGCGGCTGCACCTTGGGCAACATTGGCTACTGAAGCGATTGGGAAAATAAAATTACCACCTGTCGTCGCAACATCTGCAATTAGGGCAGTTTCAATTGCTGGGAAGGATTGGTGTAAACCTGTCAATACAATTGCTGAGTAGAATAGCCCAAAGAATCCATAGCCAAAGGCACCTAGGTAAGAAATAGCTTCTACAATACCATTCAATAATAAATCAGAAAGTGTACGTAGAACAGGGCCGACAACCGTAAAGGTAATCACACCAGTTAATATGATGGTTAACATTGGTGTAAAGGTAAAGTCGATAGCGTCTTTTAAATATTTATGGAAGAAGGTTTCCAATTTAGCTAATATCCAAGCAACCCCGATAACAGGCAATACTTGACCTTGGTAACCAGCTTGGGCAATCTCTAAGCCAAAAATATTCCATACCGGCATTTCACCGGCTGCAGTCACATTGGCCACATTGTAACCATTTACTAGTTGTGGCATCACCATGATTAACCCCATGGTGGCACCTAGATAAGGGTTACCGCCAAATCGTTTAGTAGCCGAGAAGGCAATTAAAACTGGTAGGAACGCAAAAGCTGCTGAGGCGAACATATTGATCATGTCAGCAAAATCTGCCCAGGCTGGGTACATAGTAACTAAGGCTTCAGGTCCAAATAAGTTTTGACTTGTTAGGACGTTGTTGACTGCCATAATCAAACCACCGGGAGTTGGGCCG